ATTGGCTCGAAACGCCATCAGGCATGGATTGGCAGTGGGAACCGGAGCGGCTGACGGTGAGTCGCGCAAGTATTGACGCGGCTATGAAGGAGGATGCGAAATGAACACACCCACCGAGGCGCACCTTGATTTGGCGCTGCAAATAGCCGAGGCGCTTGCGCGTAGCGGAAACGTCGCTGCCGCTGAACTCATCGCCGATAGCGAGGCGAGGGCTATTGCGAAGCAAGTCGAGGCGCTCGCAATTCTAACTCTGCGCTGGGATAAGGTGGAAAAGGAGCGGGACCAGCTCCGCGCCCGCGCCGAACGCGCCGAGGCCGAACTCGCCAAGGAGCGGGCGCGGTTGGAGTGGCTGGAAAAGCGTGGACCGTGGGAGTCATGGAACGTGCCCTGCGGAGAAGCAGAGATCACACTCCGGGGACCTATCCGCGCCGCCATCGACGCGGCGATGCGGGAGGAAACCAAATGAGCACCGACCGCACCGCATACTGGCGCGAATACGCCCGCAAGAACGCCGCGAAGCGCAAGGCGACCAAGGCCGCGTATCGCGCGCGCAACAAAGAAAAAATCGCGGCTTACAAACGCGCCTACCGGGCAGGGCATCCAAGCAGCTCTACCCCCCGCAAACCCCGTATCCAAAAACCCAAGACCACTGAAGCGAAGACCGAGGCACTTATCTCCCTCAAGGAGAGGTTTGCCGCTTTTCGGGCTTCCCGACAATCTCCATGAGTCCTGCCGCGCATCTCAACCTCCGCATCTTCCTAGTGTGTGCCACGCTCGTCAGCTGCCTCTACCTCTGGGGCAAGCCCAAGGCAATGGACGTCACGCTAAAGATCTCGCTTCCGCCAAAGGCCAGTCCGTAACTTCAGCAGTCCCAAGCCTTGCGCGACCAGTAATTAGCCGAGAGTTTGCCGTCGCCGCCCTTGATCCCACCACTGCGAGCGCAGTACGACGCCTTGTTGGCCGACTGGTTTTTCTTGATCGGCATCTTGGGATCGCCGAAACGCACCAGCTTCACCTTGTTGCCGACCTTGGCCAGCACCGCTGATTTCTTCGCCGCACCCGGGGTGCGCTTGGGCTGGTTGTACGCATCGAAGATCGTGCCTCGGTAGTTGATGCTCATGGTGAGTTACTCCTCAAGGTTTCCGGACTTCCACTGTTTACGCCAGCGCCAAAGCAAGAAGGCGATGCCGAGCAGCGACCCTACGAGTGCGGCAACCTCGTTGATTTGAGCCAGCGAGACCATTGCAATCGTTGGTGTTGCGGCGGTCAGGAAGGCTTTCGTGTTGTCGAGGCTCATTTTGATTTGTTGTATCGTGCTCCGACCCACCAGAAGATCAGGGTCCACGCCCCAAATTGAATCTCTGGTGACATCGTGGTGCGAACTTCAGGAGTTGCGGAGAAATAAACCGAGGTCAAGAAAATGAATCCTGCCCACGTCAACCCGGGGCGGGTGAACTGGCGGAAGGCATCGACAAGCACGTAAATGGATCCGGCCCATGGCCACGTACCAACAGGGATTACCAAAGTATTGTCCCCCGTTTTCTGAGAGGCGGTGAACGCATTCCATGCAGCCTCTTTCTCTGCTGCTGCAAGCTTGGCGTTGAGCAGCATGATCTCGACTTCAGCATCCTTCTTCTTGCGCCACGTCTCAAAGAAGCTGGTGCCCAAGTGTAGCAGGGAACCAACTACGCCACCACTCGCAGCATTGAAAAGAATGTCGGTCAGGTTCATGGTAGAATAGGCTGCCAAACGTACGTCCGTGCAACAATCCCTACAAAGTTACTCGCTGTCACCCGCTCACCGCTTTCGGAATACCTGTTTGACAGTCCCGTCATGACCCATCCATCGCCGTCGATCTTGGCGGCTTGGTGTATCACGTTACGTCCAGCCCAGTTTGGGGTGTAGATGCAGAGGGCACCCGAGGTGATGTCCGTGTAGCGGGCATCGGGGGCAAGGATGACCAGAGCGCACACCGTCCGGAGTGGGTCAGCCCCAGCTGGAGCCGCCGGGATGTAGGGAGCCATGCTGCCAGTCCCCAGCACCACGACAGCCGTGGGACCGGCAAGCGCCCACGCCTCATTCTCTGAAGCAACTACGATGCGCAGTGGCAGACCCCGCTCAAGCATCCAGCTGTTCTTCTTAGACACGAACAGCAGGGCGGCAATCGCCGTCAGGCCCAGCAGGATGAAGAGCGTGAGGCGGGAGTTCATGGCTTCTTCTCCAGCAGGCGTCTATGGACTTCCATCTCCAAGAGGGTTCCCCGGTCCACGACTCCACGTTCCACCAACTGCCGGAGTACTTTCTTCTTTCCTTCAGGGGTCTTCATCTTGTCCATGGCCGCATTGGCGTAGGCTGCCCTGCTCTCCTGAGATAGGCGGCGGGCTGCCCGGTCCACGTCAGTAGTCCCGGCGGTCTCATCCTTCAAGGCTTGGAGAACCGCACGACCATTGGACTCGGGATCTTCTTTGACGAAATTCAGAACCTCGGCGGGCCAACTCTCCGTGCCTTTCCGTTTGACCAGATCCTTGAGCTTCCGGTCCCGTTCGATGTACTGGTCAGCGTCACTGGTGCGGAGCTTGTCCAGCATGTCCCAAGACTCCTCGTTGGCGACACTGGGGCCAGAGAAGAACCGGGACAGGATTGGATTCGATTTGCGCGGATCCACTCCTTCGGGGGTTTTCTTCATCAGCTGAGTCAAGGCACCACCGGTCAAGTTCTCGGTAAGCCTCTCCAGTTGCAGCGGGCTGCGGAAGCTGGCACCAAAACTCTGGGGGACTGCCGCAGCTGCCCTCTTGAAAAACTCCGGAGTGGCATCGGTGTACTGTTCTTGCGGAGAAGCATTCTGCAAATTGCGCGGAACTGTCGGCTGGTGCCGGAAGGTGTTTCTCCCCGAAGCAAACTCCACGACGGCTTTTACTGCTGGGTTAACTCCCGATACCACCGACTCTGCCCTCTGCTCAACAGTATCGCCGGAGATGGGGAAGGGGCTAAGACCTTCCAAGAAATTCTCTCCCGCTCGGGCCAATGCCTGTGGGTCTTTGGTCTTAGAGAAATTCAGACCGCCCTCTACCAGATTGGCCATCTGAGAGTAGATGTCGAATTTGGGGGCTCGGTAGTACTGGCGGACCATTTGACCCTTGGAGTTTTCCCGGTAGAACGGCTGCCCATTGTCGTCGTAGCGAGGGATGTTCAAGTACGCCATCTTCTCAAACTTGGACAGCGAGTTGTAATCCTGCTCATTCTCTGGTCTCTGGTTCATAAACCAGATGTAGGTTGTTGGGATGCCCACCATCAGCGTCAGCTTGCTTGCGGCAATGGCTGCTTCCTTTGGCCCTCCGGAACGTCCGATCAGCCTGCGCATGTCTGCGGTCTGACCTTGGAGACGGGCGTTGTAGAACATGAAGAGCGCATTCAGTTCGCGACCAATGTTGCCCGCCTTGGCGAAGTCCGGACTGCCGACGTAGTTTCGAACTTCGTAGGCGACACGCTCCAGTGCTTCCTTCTGGGCCTTGCCCGTCAGGTTGTTCAGATTCTCCGACCGGGCCACGCGACGGTAGCCCGTCATCTTGGTGGTCTCCTCCAAGACGTTGCCGATCTTGGCGGCAGTATCTATGATCGACTCCACCGGGATGCCCAAGAGACGGGCTATGGGGGCGTGATTGCCTGCTTGGGCAGCCCTCATGTAGGGGTTATCCCTCAGGTTGGAGGACATGGTGGATCCAGCAGCTCCGCTCGCCAAGTACTCCTTCGACAGGCTGGTGTTGTACCCGAACGGCTTCAGGAGCGACGAACCCAAGCCTTCCAAATAGTCCAACGGGAACTGGACGAGGTCGTCTACACTGCGCACTCCCGCCTTCGACATGACAGTCATCCGGAATTGATCTCGGAGATGATTGAACGTCTGGAATGCGACGAGGGCTGTCGTCGCGCCCACCCTCAATCCAGTGGACAGAGTTTTGAGCGCCCCGGTGTAGACCCCCAACTGGGCCGGGTTCAGACCCTTGAGGGATTTTGCAATCTCTGGAGTGACTGCCAGATTTTGGACGAGCCCATCTTTGGAATACGACACCGTCTCCCATCCGCTCGGAGCCTTGGTGTTGGGGGCAAGCCTGCGAACGAAAGCCCCATTGGTGTCGAGCGGAGCCAGATCGGCGAAGTCCGCCATCATCATGTTCTTCTCCGCCAGCATCTGTGCCCGGAGTTTGTTCTCTGCCGCCGCGACCATCATGTCGCCGAGCTTCAGTTCTTGATCCGTCACTCCGGACACGGCTTTGGTAAATGGGACTGACGATCCCATCGAAGTAGAAGTGCCCTTTCCTTCCATGCCTCCGGAATCGTACAAGTGCTTCATCACTTTGAACGGCGCGTAGAACCCGTTGTCGGCCTTGATCTGGTTGTACTGCTTTTGGTTCATCAGGCCCGATGCCATCACCAGACGCAGGTTGTCGTCGGCATCTTTCTGATACGCATTGGTGAAAGCCTCCAACCTCTGCCACTTGTCCGGACCCAGCAAAGCTTCATGATCCCGCAACAGGCGTTGCGCATCCGCGATCTCGTAGTCCAACACTTCGCGTGAAGCCTTGTCCAAACCAGCCGCTTGGTTCTTGGCTTGGGTGGTGAGCCGGTCGACCGTTCGCTTGTTGAACAGGTAGACGTTCAGGTCCGACGGCTCCACGTCTTTCAGGAGATCTTTGCGCAGCTTCAGGAGCGGTTCAAACGCTACCTCCGCCTTGCCTGCCGCACCCGCGACCAGACTGAACCGGTCGCCCATGGGCAGGTCAGGCCGGGAACCGCGCAGCTTCTCCTCTACTCGCGTGATCTCGTGGAGGGCATTCTGAAATTCCGAGATGACCTTGCCCGGGAACCGTTTGACGATTTCCGCCGTTGTGACGGCGTCAGGAGCATGTTCGAACATCTTCCGCTGACCTTCTATGGTAATGGTCTTGGCCGATGTCGGGCCGATGGGCGTCTTGGGTTTCGTGACTATGGCCGAAATTGCCCGACGTGCCACTGAAGGTGCCAGTCCTCCAGCCGCTGCCCATTTCAATGCATTCGCCAGACGCTCCTCGGGAGAAGCTTTGCGGTCTTCGGAAAAGCCGTAGGCAAATCCGCCCGCCGCACCTCCGAGGTTGGCCAAGAGAGGATTATAGGCAAACCCTGAAATGCTAGAGCTTCGTGGGTTGAACTGGCCAGAGCCTCCAGTGGCGTTCGACTTGTTCCCGAGTGCAGAGCGCCAGTCGGTAAACTCCTCGGGCAGGAGCGCAGTCTTCTGAGCCGCGAATGGGCGGTCTTTGGCCGGGATGTTTTTGTTGACTCCGTTCTCGTAGTTCTGGGCTCCGAAATTGACCCATGAGTTTTGACCTCTGGTCTCACTCGACAACGCCCGCTGGGCTTCCGGACTGAACATCTGGGAGTGCTTGATCCAAGCGTTCTCCTCGCCCCGGGGGCCGAACTGATAGTCTTCGGCGGCATGTCCAAACAGGTCGTGAACTGCTCGAAGTTTGTCGTTGGTGGTAAAACCGGTTTTAGGATCAACTGCATTGAGGAATGGATGCGGATCGCCACCTTGAAAGAAGTAGATGTGGTTGTTGTCCCGAACATCTTTCACCATCTCGCGGGAGTTGGCGTAGGGCTGACCTTCTTTAGTCCACGGCTCAAACTTTATGCCGAGATTATTGACGGCGAAGTCCCATTGGTCTGCCACCTCTTTTGCGAGAGCCTCATACGCCTTGATGGTCTCGGGAGACCGACTAACTTCCGGCAGTTCGTCGTAAGCTTTAGCAATCCTTTGAGCCAGACTCTCGTCTACCGGAACGTAATGGCCATGCTGAATCGGCTTCTGACCCGATTGGGCGTTGTAGTCGTCGGCAATTCTCCTTACTGCTTCGTTGGGTTGGCGGCTGCCAGTTTTCGCGCCTGTTCTGGCGTCCACCCCCGAGGACGGCGATAGAACTCCTCCTCCGCCTTGCCTGACGCCGGGCGCGTAGCGGTCGAAGGCTTGTTCAAGGATCGTGCGGTACTGCCCGCGAAGACCATCGAGCTGCTGTACTTTTGAGCCGATTCCTCGTCGGTTAAGAATCTCAAGGTATGCTTGCCCTTTTTGATTGCGGGACCAGTCGTTGGCATAGGCGGTGATTCTGGTTGTGGGGCTGTCGACGTCAAGAGCGACATTGCGGACGTCAGCCCAAGTAGTCAGTCTATCAAAGATCTGCTGCACCTTTTTTTCGGTGAATGCTTTGGGCGTGAAATTGCTGTCCGCATCGACGATGAGTGCCTCATTCCCGCCGGGAAGTTGATGCACTGAAAAGCCGCTGAGTTTGGCGTCGTCAGCCAAAGAAGAAATTTCTGCGCTGTTAAACGGAGATCCATCGCTCTTTTTGAAACGGATGGACCGCGAGTTTTTGCCGCCGACGCCAAACGTAGCAGACATGGTAGCCGCTTGTTCAGAGGCGTGGGCCAGAGCGACTGCGAAGAGGTCAATGGCTTCGGTACTCCCCAAAAGCTCTATCGCAACCGATGGCGCAGGCTGGCCCCCGAAGATGCCGTCCCCCATGGAAATCTTTCGTACTCGCAGTGAGCCCCCGACCATGTCGGCGATCATCGGTACTGCCTGCTCAAGCACGTCCTTAGTGATCGCTTGCTGAGTAGGGTACGGGAGTTGACCAAAGGATGGCAGGGTATTCCGAAGCCCCGCACCCGAACTGTAATTGACCTCGGCATAGACGCGCCCGGTATTTTTCGCGAGGGCGCTTTCAACGCTCTCCTCGGGGAGACCGTACTGGCGCAGGGTACGCATCCATCCAACAGCCTGTACCTCGGAAGGAGTCCAGTTGCCACCCTTCCACTGCTTCTCGTTGAGGTCTCTCGTAAGAGCGTTGCCCCACTCCGAAATCCCTTCGTAGCGCGGGCCGGAAGGACTGCCCGTCTGGTCGATGTTGAGCCCGAATGGCTTCATGCCCTCTGCCGTCACCCAAACTCGCGTCGGGACCTGAGAGATTTCAGTGCCTTTTTGAAGCGTTTTTGTCCGGGTGACCTTTATCGCGACTGGCTTGCCCGCGATGAAGAGGTTACCCTCGTCGGCCTTTTTCTTGAGGCGGGAAAGGGTCTGGTGGTCAACGTGGCCAGAGTCGCGCCCAGTGTGGACGTCGGCTACGAAGGGTTCGCCACCTCGGGCGTCTCCGCCCATATATGAACGCACGCGCCGCATGAAGCCCGCGTCCACGAAGTCGGTGAGTTTGGCTCCAAATCCCTTACTCTGCACCTGTTGAGTGAGCACCCCTTCAATTTTTTTGTCGGCCAATCCACCCTTCTTGCCCACACCGATTCCAGCAAGACGGTCTTCCACCTTGAAGACATTACCGAGTGCTGCGCCGGGGCTGACATTCTGCTGCGCTGCAAGCCAAGCCATCATCATGGTAGGCGCTCGCTTCTCCCCAAAAGTAGAGACGAATTTCTGGTTCAGTTCACTGTACCAATTCCTGAACGTGGAGATATCAGCGTCGTTCAACCACTTCTCAGTTTCGGAAGCCCATGTCCCGAACGGTTTGCCGCCGAAATTCTTGTCCGCACCCACCGCAATCGGCCTTCCCTGCAAGTCCTCAAACTCGACAAGCGCATTTTTCGCGGTGCCGGTGCCGGGACGTTTCCCGAGTTTCATCCGCAAATTTTCTGCCGTGTCCCCCACGGAGGCGCGAAGAAATTCTTCCGGCGTCTTCAGCACCGACGGGGAGTTGGACTTATCCCACAAGTCTTCCAGATGCGGCCTAACAGCTTCACCAAACTCCTTGGACATGAGCCCGCTCCAGTTGTCGTAGTCCTTGGCTCCCTTGGCCAGCAACTGGGCACCTTTGACTGAGACAGCCGCAGCCAATTCCGGATCGAGGAAAGCATTCGAGCTGACTCGGCCTCCTCTGAAGGCACGCCGGATGACGCCATCGGCCCAGCCGTCGGCATCTTGCATCTGCTGCGCCTGCGCAGACAGCTGTACGGCGGGTGGCGGCTCGACGGGTGGAAGCTCACGGGCAAAAGCCTCTGCCTGCACGCGGGCCGGGTCGGGAATCTGCTCGGGAGCTGCACCCTGACGCGCCCGAATAGCCCGTTCCAGATCGCCCTGAGCCACCGACTGGACGGCAGCTTGGTCTTCAAACGCTTGCGCCGAAAACTCCGCGTTGCGCCCTGCGATGGGCGAAGCCTGACGACGTAGTGCTTCTTCGGATTCAGCGATTACTGGCCCAAATGCTTCGGCGCGAGCTAGTCCAAGATTGGATGGTCCAGCAGGAGGCGAGACAGGCTGTGGAGGCATGTTCTGCTCCAAGATCTCCGCAGACCGTTGAGCAGACAAAGCAGCCTCAAGATCTGATTGAGCAGTTGGTCTTACGGTGACGACGGCTGGCTTCTCAATCTCCCGAGCGGCTGCCAAAGCTTGGTCGATGAGAGGATCTCTCGGCTCGGCCTGCAAGATGGCCACCGCTTCACTCGGAGTCTTGCCTCGGATCTTGGCCCAGACCGACGGGATGGATTTCTCCAAAGCCCCGAAAACTCCGCCAAAAGCACTCCCGATCAAAGCTGATGCCCCCAATTCCTTAAAGCTGAAGTCCTCGTTTGCAGGTCGGTCTATTACCTGTTCTGCCACGTTCTGACCGGCTGCCATCACTGCGCCTTGGAGACCACGAGTCATCGCGTAGTTCGCCGCATCCTGAGCAAACTCGCCGGGGAGCTTTTCCGCTAGGCTCCTTTGAAGCCCCGGTCCAAGAACGTCTCGGGCAGCACTGGGGTTGGGGATGTTCTTCAGCACTGCACGGCTCGGAAGATCCGTGACTGGCCTCAACGCCTTGACCGGTGCAGGCACAATGCCGCCGAGAACTACGGACGCGCCGAACCGACCCTTCTTCAGCTTGAAGTCTTCGTCCCCTCCACCCTCACGGGCGTATTCCCGCAGTTGAGTCCAATAGTCCGCCAGACCACCGGCAATGGCACCTCCGGCCTTCCCTCCGGTAGCCGCTCCGGCGATTGCACCCGGCCCGGTAGGAGCGGTGGCGAGTCCGCCAGCCACTCCGCCTGCGATACTGCCAGCCATGGGCACGCCCACGTTGACGGCGAAGTCCGTCCAACTCCCGCCGGGAGCTTGGAGAGACCACAGAACCGCTTCAGGGAAGCCCTGCTTGCGGAGCTTCTCAATGCCCCTCTCGGTCAACGCAGCCTGCTCCTCGTCGGAGCGGGGTGGTCCGAGATCTGAGAACGCGAACGGAGTCTTCGGCCCGAGGTCGGAGAAAGCGAACGAGGTGGGGTCGTTTGGTGCGGCCATTATAGAACCGTCCCACCCATATCCATAGCTTTCTTGACATTCTTATCAAGGACCAGACCCACATTGCCGTTAGTGTCCATCATGTAAACGGACCCCTTTGGTGCGGGAGGGAGACCCGGATTTGTGGAAGCTTTCGGCGTGACTGCGGCACCACGGGCTGCGGCAGCGGGCGTTTGCGTGGAAGCAGCTCCAGTCTTTGACTTCTCAGCTGCGTCTCTCTCTACACGCTCATTCAGCATTCTCTCAAATGCCGCCGCTTGGCTTTCCGGTGGGGTACCAGCTTTGACAAAGAAGTCCTTAATGTATTTAATTTGCTCATCTCTAGTGATCCATCCCTCGTCGTAGGCCCGCCGCATGCTCGCTACAATGGGACTAGGATCAGAGCCAAGCTTGGCCGCCCGTATTTCCAGCAAGACACCTTGAAGTTCGTTCTTAACCCTCTGATTCTCAGCTGCGGCAGTTGCCTTATTAGCTGCGGCGGTTGCGACCAAGTCCCTGCCAGTGAGATTGACCATTTGCTCGTCCGTCAGGTTGATGCCCTGTGCAATCATCTGCCCCAAACTGGTGCCCTCAAGAGCTTCGGCCCTACGCTTGATCCGGTCTGCCGCTTGGGTCGTCAACACGCCAGCCCCTCCCATGTTGCTTGCCACGGGGACGTTGCCCATCTTGTTTTCCAAGACGTTGACGTTTGGTGTAGGAGTCGCAGTGCCCGAGCGTAAGGGACTGTTGGGTACGTCGATGGATGGCGGCGGAACGGGAAGGGTGAACGGATTACCCGAGGTGACTGGGGCTGTGATTGGGGCTGGGAGTGGGGCTGGACGGAGCACGTCCTTGTAACCGCCCAACGAAGCCGGTCCTGCTGGGGGGGCGTCGGGTAACTGACGAACAACCGCCGCATTGAGAGTACCGGCAGTGTCCATAGTCCTCCGCATGTTTTCGACTGTTGCGGCGTTCCGGTTGAACTGCTCTTGGGTTCGGGCGGCAGCCGCTTGCTGACGAGCATTCTCCGCCTGTGCGATACTGCTGGCCTGCTGGGCTATGGTACTCTGCTGTTTCATCTGCTCCATCTGCGCAGTCCGAAACGCCCGCTGCTGCTTGTCTTCCTCGGTCTTGATGTAGCTGCGGGCAAATCCCCCGAGCAGCGATGCCTCCCGCGCACCAAGACTGCCTTCCTTGTTGAGCTTGAGATACGCTTTGACCACGTCGGAAGGCAGTGTGGCCCGCTGCTCCTCGTCGGCGAGCAACGCTTTCAACGACTCGCTGTTGGCCACCGCCGCACCGAAATCAGCAATGGAGGTGTCCGCGATTTGCTTGTTCTGCTCGTAGGTTTTGATGCCCGCATTGAAGCCTTCGAGCAGGCTGTTGATGCCTCTGGTCATGCCTTGGGCACGGATCTGCCCGCTGATGTCAGATACGCCGGGATTGTAGGCCATGGTGGTTTAGATTTGGGAGCGACCAAAGAAGGCGTTCATGTCGTTGAACCGCCCACCGGTATTACGGAGTTGTGGACTGCCGACGCCATATTTGCCAGCTTGTTTCGGAGAATAACTTGGCTGCCCTCCGTAGGTCGGAGCGTTGGCCACGCCGTAAGTCGGTGCGGGTTGGGGCGGAGACCCGTAGGTTGGCGCGGCTTGGAACGGAGACCCGTAGGTTGGTGCGGCTTGGAACGGAGACCGGTAGAGCTGTGCGGGTTGGGGCGAGGGCCGGTAGATCGGTGCGGGTTGGCGCGAGGGCATGTATGCCGTGTTGACTGGGGAGGACTGACGCGGGGGCGTGTAGACTGGTGCGGGCTGGGGCGATGGTCGGTACTCCATCGTGCGGGGGACGTTGACCGGTGGGGGCGTGTAGACTGGTGCGGGCTGGGGCGATGGTCGGTAATCCATCGTGCGTGGGCCAGTGCCGGAATCGCCTCCGGCGTAGTTAATGCCGTAGAAATTCGGGCTGCCTCCGGGGTAGTTAATGTTGTCGGGATTGACGCCACCGTATCTGGGGTTGTCGGGAACGTAGTTAGTGCCGTCCGGATTGACGCCACCGTATCTGGTGTTGTCGGGGACGAAACGAGTGCCGTCGGGATTGATGCTCCCAGCCTCAGACAAACGGCTCAAGTCAAAGCCGTCGAAATTCGGGCGGGGGAGTCCCCTAAGACGTGCAGCATCTTGGGGGGTCATCATTTGTGGACGGTACTCCGCCTGCTCCGCTTCGGGGGTGGCTGCCGTCATGCGCGGGCCAGTGCCGAAATCGCCTCCGCGCAGTTGTCCAGACGAGCGTTGAGTGGCCAAGAACTGTTGGATCTTTTCGAAATCTTGTGGCGTGTTCATTGTAATAGTGGTTTGGGTTTAGCCTCCGAAGACCCATCTCAGTCCGTTCCAGATGGCTCCAGCGTTTTGCATCGCGGCAGCGGTAAGGCCATACATGCCAGCCTGTCTTGCCGCCTCGACAGAAGCCGCGTTGTTGGCAGCCGAAATACTCGCCGCCGTTGCCGCATTGGCGTTGAAGTCGTAGATGTTGTTGGGGTATTCGCCCACCGGGTTGAAGGTCTTCCGCACGTAGTCCTGCGTGCTACCCGCTTGGTTCGCAGCTTGGCCGTAGAGCGCCGCATTGGTGCCGTAGTTCTGGGTCTGCATCCCGTACTGGTTGCCCAGAATGGCAGCCTGAGGATCGAAGACGTTGGCCATCTCCATGGCGGTCGCCTGCTGAAGATTGCCGTAACTCTGTTGTACCTTGGCCCGCGCCTCGGCCTCACGTTGGCGGGCCAGAGAGTCGCGGTTCAGGATCTCCGACCCTACCGCACCACGACTGTTCACCAGACCACGGGCAGACCACGCTTCACGGGCTGCCTGCTGGGAGTTGCGGACGTCCTCGGGCGATAGTTGCTTGGCCTCGGCCATGCGGAGAGCATCCATGTCTCGACCAAGGCCCGCTGAAGCCTCCTTGCTGAATTGGCCGAGATTGCCGTAGAGCTGCGAGTTGAGGGTCTGGCGGTTGAGCAGAGCCTCGCCTCCCAGTCGGTTCACATCGGCCAGATTGGCTTCCCGCAATGCCCGGTTGGATGCGATGGTCTGAGCACTGGCAGCTGCCGTGTTGGCGGCATTCGTGCCCCGCATCCGATTTGAGACCTTGTCGAAAGCGTCTAAGTCTGCATCGGTGTAATCGTCAAGGGCGTCGCCATACACCTGTTTCAGCGCATCTCGTCGGGCCTTGAATGCAGCAGTAGTCTTGCCTAGCTCGGTATCTAAATCTCGTTGGCCGGGTGTTATGGTTGGCATGGTAAAAGGGTTTGTAGGAGTGGCTGGAGTGGTGGGAATAACGGGTGTAGTGCCGCCGCCACCCCCGCCGCCGCCGACGACGACACAGACGCCAGCAGCATTGCGCTCTTGGCCTGCTGGGCAAGGGTCAGTAGGCGGCGGTCGCTCGATAGCGGGAATCGTCGTCGCACCTCCCGGAGCCGGAAAAGTAACTGGCACTACCACGTTAGGCGGCGGTTGCTCGATAGGGGGAATCGTCTTCGCGCCTCCCGAAGGCGGAAAAGTAACTGGCGTTACCACGTTGGTGGTAGTCGGCGTCTGAGTTGCGACTGCCTTTGCGGCATCCTCTGCTTTTTGCTCCGGAGTCCGCGTGTCGAATGGCCCCATGTCCCCGGGTTTAGGGGGTCCGGAATTGGCAGCCCCCGTCGATATGACCAATGGGCCGGAGTTCGGCGTCTGAGTTGCGACTGCCTTTGCGGCATCCTCTGCTTTTTGCTCCGGAGTCCTCTGGTCGAATGGCCCCATGTCCCCGGGTTTAGGAGGTCCGGAATTGGGAGTCTCCGTCGAGATGACCAATGGGCCGGAGTTCGGCGTCTGGGCTGCGGCTGCCGCGTCTGCCGCTCTTTGCTCTGGAGTCCTCTGGTCGAATGGCCCCATGTCCCCGGGTTTAGGGGGTCCGGAATTGGGAGCCCCACCAGTCAATATGCCCAATGGGACGGTGCTCGGCGTCTGGGTTTGGGCAGCTGCGGCTGCGGCTGCGGCTGCGGCTTCGGCATCCAGCTGGGCCTGTACTTCGGGCGATGCCCCCGCTGCCTTTGCTGCTTCGGCTGCGTCCCTAGCTCGTGTTGCCGCTGTCGCATTGGCGGCTACGGCTCCGGTAATGATCAATCCAGTGATCGGATCAACCGGGAGAGGAGTGATGGAGATGTTGCCATTTCCCGTACCGAAGATGCCCTCTCCGATATTCGTGATGACGTTGCGGGCACCGGTTATAGGATCGCTGACGATTTGCCCTATTCCTGTGGCAGCAGAGCCTATGACGTCGATGGGGTTGCCGATTGTAATGGGGGGCGGTCTCCCCTTAGCGACCATATCGGCAATCTCCTTCTCCGCCTTTGCATCAGCAGCAGCTTTTTCTCTCGCTTCGTATTCGGCTCTTTCACGGGCTTCGAACTCCGCAGTTCCTACAACGTTAGGGTCTTTGTTGATCGGGATGATCAAGCTCGGGTTTCCGATGGTGACAGCATTCGGTGGAGAGAAGATGTTTGGACCTGAGCTGCCGCCATCACCCTCGCCATCGCCATCGCCCTCGCCTGCACCGCTGCCTGCACCGCTGCCTGCATCACCGCCTCCGAGACGTGTTAAGGGTACGAAGAAAGGGTCCATTACGATGGTGCCGTCACCCTCCGCTTCTTTTGATTTTGCCAGACGTGCTTTCTCTTCCTCGATATCTGCCAGACGTTTATCTTCCAGCAGGCGTGCTTTCTCTTCCTCGATAGCTGCCAGACGCTCTTTTTCGTCCTCCTCGTAGGGGTCGAGGATCTCTCCTGCGTAGTATTTTTGCCAGTTGGGCATGTTAGGAAGTGACGCCCTTGATGACTGCGAAACTAAGGACCAATGCCTCAGAAAGGGAGCCAGCGGTTTGATTGTTTGTGATGTACAATGTCGCAGCGCCTGCACCGCAGGAAACATTGAACACGTAAGCTCCGATAGTGCCGCCTGACTTGTGATTGATAATCACTACATCTGTAGCGGCAATCTTACTGTTAGTCCAAACAGCTGAAACGACGGTTGCATGGCCCAATGAATCTGCGGCAGTGGTGATCTGACCACACATAGCGTTCAAAGTGAACGCAGTAGCCTTGCTGGTCGCTTGAGTTACAGTGCCCCCGGCACCCGTGTAAAAGCCCAGACCGGTGACCGTCGTATCCACAGCTTCGAAGTTGCCAGCACCGGCAGTAGAACGAGCAAGGAACGTGTTGTTGCCCGCCGCTGCGACAACTTTGGCAAGAGTCACTGCATTATTCGCGAGCTTGCCCGTCGTCACTCCAAGGTCGTTGATCTTGGCAGTGGTAACCGCGAGGTCGTTGATCTTGGCGGTGGTAACCGCGAGGTCCGCAAGTTTGCTGGTGATGATCGAGCCATCCGCAATGGTCGTCGCAATCACCTCGTTGTTCCCAAGTGTCACGGAGGGCGTGCTCAACAGGTTGAGCTTGGTGAAGGTGATCGGGTCGGTGGTCCCCGTGAAGGTGTAGCCGGGTGATACAGATGGCATGGTGGTAAGTGTTAGACTTGGACGAGACTGCTCCGTTGGCCAGTGTGATTCTCAAAGCCGATCCCGCGAATTTTAATGATCCCCGTGGTGTTGGTGATGTTGAGCCATGAGAGTCTCCCCTGTCGCCGGGTGATAATGGGGAACCGATAGTCCTGCGTCATCTCCGGCTGGAAGCCCGTACCGCATTGCAGTCCGGTGATGGGCAATCCCGGCGTCGACCCTGCGGCCAAGGGGCCAGTGGAGTAGTCCTTCCGGTAGGCCCGGTTGAAGTCGTCGTTGACGTTGGTCTGGTCGTAGGTCGAGTCGTTGAACAACCAGCTCTCTGCCCGGGTATAGGTCTGGTCGGTCAGAATGGTGGAGCTTTCCGAGGCTCCATCGGTGTAGGTGGTGACGCTGAAATCCGGGCGATTGGTGCCAAGGTCGACCCACATGCGTCGTTGGGTGGCGTTGTTGCCCTCAAAGTTGTAGGCCCGGGAGGTCAGCGAAGTGGCGATGTCTGCCACATTCGTCCCGCTGATGTCGTTCTGCCCCTCGCCGGTCACAAAGATCTGCCCATCCTCAGTGATGGCGTGCAGTCGTTGCGGCCCGAGATAGTTCGCGACGGCCCAGCCTTGAATACCCATGGAGAAGGAGGACGCAAAATTCCATTCCCCAAACCAGTTCTCGGTGACGAAATTGTAGACAAGGACGGTGTTGCAGAAGACCGCATTATCGAGGGGGACTGCCACGAACAGCTTGTTGTCGAAATAGGCCATGCTCACCTTGTAGCCGTAGTCCCAATTCACCCGCTTGAGGAGGCTGGAGATGTTGCGCGAAAGAGGCAGGGTCTTGTGCTGGACCGAATTGTTGGTGGCGGTCAGCGTGATGAGGTTGATGTTGCGGTCGCTCATGTAGACCACGTCGGGTCCGACCGAGACCACTGAGTTGATGCCGATGCACCCGACCTGCCGCGTTATCTCCGTAACGGTTACATCGTCCAAAGCCCCTTGCACGTTTTGCAGGACCAAGATGGACTTGTTCTTGAAGACGAGAAGGCTGTTCTCTCCAAACGGATACGTCCTTACCAGATAGTCGGACGACCCCTTGTTCAGGTTGAAGTTGTTGGCGAGGTCGTCGTAGGTGTTGAAGTCCAGCGTGTCCGACGCCGCGACTTCGTCCTTCCCGTCGATCACCCACAACCGGTCTTGATAGTAGGTGGCCTGACTGCTGTTGGGGATATTTGAGAATCCGGGCAACGGAGTCGGGGTGGGGACGGCGACAAACGTCGTGTTCCAATCCCCGTTCCAGTAGATCGGTGCCTCATCCGGGCCACGGAACAGGTAGACGAGATTGTTGCACTGGACGATGGTAGACTGGTTTGAGACCGTGAAGGAGCCCAGTGAGATGGTGTGGGGGGCTCTGCCGTTGGCGTAGAATCCCACCGAGGTATTGCCCACCAGCATGATCCACTGAGAGCCCGGGTCCGTCTGGTCGGAGTAGACCCCTGAGGCCCAGACCGTGACGGCGTAAGAGGTCATCACTTGCGTGCCCGGAGCACCGGAGTCATCGGAGACTGCGACGAAAAGCCCGTTCCCGTAAGTGACCGCAGCCCATGTTGGACCGGCAGCCCCGACCCGTGACTGCCAGTCGGTGCCATTGTAGGAGGTCATCACGCCGTATCCGCTTGAAGCCAGCGAAACTGCCACGAACCGGTCGTACCCGAAGGTCACCGATTTATATCCGTCATTGTCGGGCGTGGTGCGGGCGGTCCATGTAATGCCGTCGGGCGAGGACATTGCCCGCTGACTCCCAAAGTCACCCACGGCCACGAATATGCCATCTCCGTAGGCGACACTCTGCCAGTTCGATGCGGCGGCAGTTCGCGAAGTCCATGTGATGCCGTCGTTCGAAGTTGCCGCCACCCCATTCCCGCCACTTCCGCCGACAGCGACAAAAAGTCCGTTCCCGTAAGTGACGTCTGTCCAGAGGGAAAATGCCAAAGACGTACTGGATGCCCATGTAATGCCGTCAGTCGAATACATCGACCGCGCAGCCCCACCTTGAGCCACTGCAACGAAACGCCCTGCGCCATAGGTCACCGCGATCCAGCTACTGTCTGCGGCAGAGACTCGGCTCGTCCATGTGATACCGTCGGGCGAAGTCATCACCCGGTCGCCAACACCTGAGGTAGATACCGCAACAAAAAGACCTTCGCCAAAGGTGACCGAAAACCAAAAGTTTGTAGTAGCGGGAGTGCGGGCGGTCCAAGTGCTCCCGTCGGGCGAGGACATCACCCGAGTTCCCAGTGGCTCTACCGCTACAAAGGTGCCGTTGCCGTAGGCCACGGATTGCCAATAACCATTCTGAGCTGATTGCGAGATCCAAGCACTGTCGAACGGAGCCGCACCCAAGCTGGGGAGGCAGACAAACCCGCCACGGGTGACGGCGTCCTGCGTGGTGAAGTCCATGTTGACCGCTGACTGGACTTGGCCGGGACCGATGTTCTCCGGTGCGTCCCAGTCGTTAGACCCTATGAGCGAACGATCCCCCTCGATGAGAGGGGGATCGTCGGCCTGTCCATAGGAGCGATAGCGGTTCATGGGTTACCCCATCAGGACTTGGCGAGATTAACCCGGATGGCCTCAATCTCCTTTTTGACGGAGTCGATCTCTTCCTTCGCTTTCGCCAGCTCGTTGATGAGCAGGTTCACGTTCGTCTGGGCGAGTTCGATGGCGATGGCTGATTTGTATTCGTTGGTCGTCATGGTTAGATATTCAGGCTTGCGTCAGACCGAGGTTGGTCGCGAGGCAGGCGAGCTGATACGCTTCGTCGGGGTTGGTGCGACCCCAGTTGGCCCACTGCGCAGCGGTCATGGCCTCGTTACCAGAGGTCAGCGTGGTCGTGGAGTAAACCGCCTCAACCGCAGGCACCTCAGGGGTGTCGTCGGTGGCCGGGATGGCGGGCGTGGCCGGGGTGACGAGTTGGCGGTCGGAGAGTTGCCAGAAGTAATTCGGGCAACCCGAGTCATCCACGGGGCCAACGCCACGGATTTCGAGCGTGTTGGCGGTGGAGGGAAAAACTTTGACGGGGACGATGGGAGTTTGCATGGTGAGTGATTAGACGAGGACGGGAACGCGATACGTGGTCCCGGTGGAATCTTGGATTGTGACGTATCCGGTCCCGACAACAGCGCCGGCGACGTAGGCGTTCGCGAGGCGAAGCGCGCCCGAAAGAATCGTTCGCTGCGACGTGTCGAGGGTAAGGGCGGTGGTGCCGTTGGATACAAGGTCAATGGAACCGGCGCTTAAAAGCCTGACCTCACAACTGCCTCCAGAAACATTTGCAAGGCTAACGTAACCAGCAGTTCCCATATTTAGGGCAGCAGTAGTCTGCGTGCCGCCGAATCTAAGAAGTCCTGCGGAATTGCGGTGAATGGATGTGTCAGTGGAGAACACAATTCCGTTGGTTGCTGCGGTCGTGGTGCCTGCTCCGCCAAGTTGCAGGAGTGCGCCGTAGTCGGTGGTGGTGCCGAGGAGAAAACGTCCGTCGGTTGCTGTAAACCTAGCTTTTTCAACTGAATTAACGTTGAAGGAGATAAAACGACTCGCGGCGAGTGTGTTGATATAAAGGCCTAAACCGTTGTATCCAATTTGAAAATCTCCGTTAGCGTAGGTCGTTCCGCCGATGCCGATTCCGGCGACCGCCGAGAGAACCAGATTTCCAGACACAAGAGTGGTTTGCCCCGTCCCGCTCGGCGTCAGCGTGATGTTTTGGTTGGTGCCGAGCGCAAACAAAGCAAGACCACCGCCCGCGCCAACGTTGCTAATGTATCCCGCGTTAATCCCGCCGGGAATAAACGTCGTTCCAGTGCTGGACATCTGTAACGCATCGACACCGTTCGAAGAAAAACGAACATTTCCCGATGACGAACGATAAAACCCCGTGTCCGTATCCGCCGCAAAACTAATGCTCGGCGCGGCGGCGGTGCCGTCGGCAAAGAGGCCGATGCCTCCGATGGTGTTGTAGGCGGTCCCGCCACCGCTACCCAGAACAGACGGGTGATTGGAGAGCATGTTAGGATTGGAGGGCTGACGAGAAGATCACTGCGTCAGCAGTTGCGGTAGAACTGCGGATAAACTTGGAGGCGTTGAACTGCGAGACAGCCCAAGTGTAGGCACTGCCCGGGTAGAGGAGGTGTCCCACGGTGCTCGTCGGATCGGTGCCGTCCCAGCGGACTCGCACCGAATCGGTCTGCACGTCGAAGGTGACGTAGTTGACCCCATTGACGGCAGGGGATGCGGTGTAACCGGCAGGGGCTACCGCAGCGGTAGAGACCGTGAGTGATTGGCTGGCGACCGGAGACCCGGCGACCATGGCACGAAAGGGGTAGGAGACGTTGGCAGTGGAGAAGCTCATGTTAGTAGGCGGGTCGAGAGGTTAAGTGGCTTTGGACCTTCATCGGAGAGATGGAGTTCATCTGGCGTTCGATCACGTCAAACTGGTCGCCCATCTTCCCCTCTGCAATACTGTAAGCGGCTTGAGCCTTGTCCATCTGACCATCAGCAATCAGCCAATCGCCGTAGGATTGATAGGTGCAAAATTGCAGGAACACCTCGTAGAACGGAATGACCTCCCAGCTGGTTGGGGTGGTGGTGGGACTCTGACCAGCGGTCGTGGCCACGATGCACTTGTAGAAATCCCCGTAGCCTGCGGTGCTGGTGAAGTAGACTTGCTGGTCGACAGTGTAGGTGCTGGTCGCGCTGTAAACGTCGCCAGAATAGGTGGGAGCGGTCTTGCGGTAGTAGATGTAGACCGGGTTGCTGGGTGGGGCACCGTAGAGATTGTTCTGGGCTACACCGTTGTTGTAGACGACGTACTGATACGGCGTCCCGTTGATAATCTGAATGCCTTGTGGCAACAGGTTGTAGCCAAACTGAGAAGGGAAATTGCTGGCGAAGGGAGAGCATGGCCAGACGTTGAAGACGACGTCGATGGTGGATTCTCCCGTCTGATCCCACTCCAGAATGAGATCTTGAACAGGGGTGTTGCTGGTCTGTTGCACCAACGCGCCCCAGAAATACGCACCCTTGGCGGTGTCCCCTGCATAGGAAAGGGTGGAGCCATCGGACGACAGTTGCAGCGTGACCGATCCGCTAGACGTGGCAGCCACGTTGGCGGTGAACGTCGCTTGGCAGAGCCAAAAACCGTTGGGCTGCTGGGCAATCGTGGTGGTGGTGAAGTTGGTCGCCGTGCCCACCACTCCGGTCGTCGTGTTGAAGAACGCCGTGTAGGTGGTGACTCCATCCGTGACCGACAGGTACTGGAATGCCCGACCATTGGGGCGAGCGTAGAACGAGACCGTATAACTGGTCGACGGGAAGAAGTTAGTGACCGTCTGCACCACCTTGTGGGCAGAGTTGGCCGCAGTCTCCATCAGCTTCGTGGCAGTTACATTCCCATCTGCTGGGTTCGATACGCTGTTCGCGGTGGCTGTCACCGCCGTAGCCGTCCAGACCGAGGTCTTGGACAGGTTGTTGGGGTAGGTCAGACGGTTCCCGAGAAATCGTGCCTCACCGTAAGGGCAGATCTCCATCCACTGCCCGTCGCCCCACATCTTCGACAGTGCGGAGTTGAATGCCGCGTTGGCGGTCGCCGCAATCTCTGTCGTCAGTCGGGACGTGGGGATCCCCACCAACGAAGACCAGTTCGTCAGGAACGTAGAGTAGTGACTGACGAGACGGGCCATGGGGTTACCGCATCCCCATCGGGCGTGAAGGATTGAACAGGTCCAAGAGAGACACCGGAGACTTCTTCTTCTTGTCGGTGATGTTCTCGGTGTCGGCAGGAGCGGGGCGATACTGCTTGTGACGCTTCAGCAGGAGTGCAGACCATTCCGAGATGTCGCCTTTGATCCGCTTCTTCTCGGCGTCGTCTTTGGCCTCGGACAGTTGGTCGCGCAGGAACTTCAGATGCTCCATGCCATCCTTGACCGCATCGTCATTGGATTTGTCGAGGTCTTCGTCTCCATAACGCTCGCCCGTCTCGATGGACTTGGACTTTTTATCTTTAGCTATGAGGGCATCCGCGATCTCAATACTTTCGTCACTGAGCCCTTCGTTCTCTGGGAGCTTTCGCTTCTTCCCGATCACGGTGAACTTGGTCACTGGGATGCCCTCGACTACGCCACCGTCTTCGCCTTCGTCGAGTAGGTCGTCATCCTTAGCCAGCCGCTTGCTGGTCACGGTGAACTTGGTCATCGGGACGCCATCGACTACGCCGCCGTCTTCGCCTTCGTCGAGCATGCCCTCGCCCATGCCGTCCTCCTCGCACTCAGGGCAGATCTTTCCACGTTTCTTACACTCGGCACAATGGTTGGATTTTGGTTTCATGATCAGACAGGTTTACCGTTGATGAAGGTTTTGCCGTGGCGGAAATCGCCTTTGCGACGGGGGCGATAGCCCGGGGCGCACAGTTCAGGGTTGTCCTTGAGGAGGTCGTCGATCCAGTTCTCTTCATGGCCTCGCTCGGCGAAGCAGCGGAAGTACAGGCGACGGTCCATGCTGGTGATCCTTTGGCCGAGGGTGTCGATCTGTATCGAGCCTGCCTGCCTCATCACCCGTGACAGTTTCTCTTGCCGCAGTTGGGCAGCGACCTTCTCCGCAGGCACATGCCCCCGGATCTCGGCCTCAAACTCGTCCAAGAATGATTGTGGGAGGCCGGTAATCAGGTCTCCACTTCCGGTGGCTTCGTAAGACATAAAAAGGGTGGGGCACATGGCTAGGCCATGTGCCCCTCACACTCAACTGCCAATTACGGCAGGAGAGCGGTATTGACGAGGTTCAGGTAGATGTCCAACTGACCCGCCGTGAGTGCAGCAGGACCGCCCGTGCCCGCAGCCGTGAAGGTCGCGACAAGGTTGCGGGAAGCCGTACCCGTGGTGTTCGTCAGGACCGCAGTGCCTACCGTCTGGTTCAAGAACGCCGCCGTGAGGAGGGTCGTGGACGAGGTGAGCGCAGCGGTGGACGAGGTGGTGCCGACAATGATGGTCGCCGCAGTGATACCAGTGAAAGCCGTCGTGATGTTGACACCAGCTTTGTCGATATACCACTTGGCCGGGGTCGCGCCCAACGTCATCGTGACGGTGTCGCTGGCCCCAGTGCCGTAGAGGATGTCGGTCGAGAGCACGCGGAAGCGTGCGTTGTAGCCGGTCGCCGAAACCTCTTGTTCAGAGAGGGGGGTGACGCGGGTGGGCGAGATCGTGATTGCTGTATCAGCCATGGTGTGGGTTCTCCTTTAGGTTAAGTGTTAGCTGGATCCGGCGAATTTGCCGAGACCGCGAGGATTCTTGACCAGCAGCAAGAGAGCCGACTGGACAAGGCCGCGACGGCCACCACCCTGATTCTCAAGCTCCATCGAGTCGACGCCGAGCATGGTGCCGATGCCGACCAGCTGGGGGTCGATGACGTAGCCACGGGCCATCTGCTGATTGGTCGTGGTCGTGACCGCCGAACCGTCCAACAGGCCGTTGAACATGTCGGGGATGATCGTCACGGTGTGGAACGAGCCTTTGTAGACCGAGACATCGAGGTCGATGCGGTTACTGGCAGCGTCTTGGGAGACCTGATAGGTCTTGGTCGTGCCCGAGGCACCCTCAACACGTTGGAACGTGTTGATGGCGGTCATCAGGTTAGGGCCAGCGAACAGCGAGTAGGCGCGACGTCCACCGTTCTGGGTGAAGATCGAGCGGAACACGCCGTTGAAGGTGGCTTCCGTGAGGGAAGCCGTCGCCGTGGCGTCGATGTTGCCGGACGGCGTGAGGAACGCCGTGGGGACAGGATTCACGGTCTGAGCCGTGGACTGGATCCACTTGCCAAGGCCACGGGTCTTGTAAGGCAGGAGACCGGTGTCGGCCTGCATGTCGTTGTCGGAACCGATGGCGGCTTCGATGGAGCGTTTCAGCTCGCGCATCGCCTTCACCTTGGAGTTCGCGACTTCACCGTCGGTGCCCGCCGGGTCGGAGGCTTCTTGGAGGTCCGAGACCATCCAAGGACGCCAGAACTTCTGGATGTAGTTGCCGAAGCGGGCGCGGTTGGCGGCTTCGTTGTTGAACGCATTGACGTCTTGGCCTTCCAAGACACCTGCGAAATCAACATTGGCGAGAGTGTCAGCCTGCCACGTTTGGTAGGTGTTGGTGACTTTGGTCGTCTTCGCGAACGAAGACGTCTTTGGGCAATCCTCGGGTTCAAGGATTGTGAGGAAGTTCGTGAGAGCTTCGCGATCTCCGGATACGTTGTATGATGTTGCTAGAGCCATGGTGGTTTATCGAGATTTTCTAAGTTGTTCGTGTCGTAAAAGGAGGCTTTGCGCGTCTGCCGAATTGATCCCGCCCTTGCTTACCATTTTCGCCATCTCTGCGGAGAGTTTGCCACGTTCACCATTTGCTGCCGGTTGCCGAACTGCTGAAGCCGATCCAGAGGATACCACTGCCTGATCGCTGCTCGGCTTATTGGCCGGTGCTTTGGGTTTGGTCTTGGCTGCCGCAGCTGCGTCCTCCGCTAGTGCGCGGAGACCTCGGATCTGCACCCCGAGAATGTACTCCGCCTGAGGCATCGACATGATCGTTGCCAGTGCGGGGTTTTTGCGGGCTGCTTCGGCAATCTTGTATTCAGGAGAACTGGTGTCGGTGAGGAAGGGGAACTGGATGTGCGCTTGTCGGGTCGACTCGATTCGGGTGGCAATGAATTGCTCTCGCTTCGGAATGTGATCTTCCAAAGTTGCCCGGGCTTGGCGTCGTTGACTGATGAGATCTGCCTTCGTATAGGAGACATCCCCTATATTGTGGTAGGTCACTTCGCGCTCGTCTCCAGTTACTGGGTCGACCACGGTGCTTACATTCCACCGTGATGGATCTTCCAAGACTTCTTCGACGTACCGTAGGGCATCTTTCGCCGTCTTCTTCAGATCGGCCAGTGCGGCTGGATCATTGAAGCCTGACAGCGGTTCAGAGGCTACTACGATTGGCGGGGGTGGTGGCGTGGGCGGCGCAGCCGGTTGGCTGTTGAGCTTGGCTTCCACTTCCCTGAGCTTGGCTTTGGTCTCCTCCATCTGCGCTTGAATTGCAGAGGTCTTGGCCAATTCCTTGCGCAGTCGTCGGTTAAAGATCTCCTGTTGTTCGGGAGTGAACGAATGGGTTTGAGAAGGAACGGGGTCGGCCTCCGTCGTGGGAGTCTCGGTGGCAACCTCAGTCGTCTCGGATGCTGGAGTCTCTTCCGTGGTGGCTGTTAATTCGGGAGCCTGCTCGGCCCTCGCTGTCGGAGTTTCTTGGGTCTCAGTGGAAGTATCTTCCGCAGCTTGTCGGGTTGGCGATGGCGAAGATGCTTTGCTGGCCGAGGCCAACATCATCATCGCTGCCGCACCCGTAGAGATATTTTCCGACCCGGACTTTGACGCATCACCTGTAGAAGCTGGTGAAGAAGCTTGAGAAGTTTCTGACGACATGTTTTACGTAAACAAGAACCGTTGTCTAACATCCTGACGCATGGCTGAAGTGCCAAGAACCATAGCCAAGTCCTAAAACTGGTTTCAGGTCAACAACAAAATTACAGCGCCGCTTCTTCTGCCGCCCGGTTCAATGCTTCCTGATACAGGGATAGGATTGATTCGTAGCTGGCGATCTCTCCGATGCAAGCCAGTGTGGCCCGCTCATTGACGATCACATTGCCATCGCAAAGGTTGGACACCGCAGCCTCGCGCATGGACCGAACCTCCGCCATGAACTCGGCGAAGCGGGTATCCTTGGCCAGCCCGAGGAGGGCATTCTGCAACCGCTTCTGGGCTTTGACTGAGTCTTGAGGAGGCATATTAGACCGCTCCTAAACGCCCGATCCGGGCATTGTTGCGCTGGGTTTTCTGAAATTCCGCCTGCTTCATCAATTTCTCGATGCGCTTGCCGAAGGGATCCTGCGGGTTCTGCATCTTGGCTTGGACCGTGGGGTCTCCCTGAAGGTAGTTCTGGATGACTGAGAGGGCGAGATCTGGGGGCGTGCCCGGACTCAGGTCTTGGTCGATGCCTGAGTACACCTTGGTCAGCATGTCCTGCACGTCGCCGGATGCCCGCTGCTGGCCTACCTCTTTGGGGTCCAAGATCATCTCAGCGATGGTCGGGTCGATGGCGTTGACCATGACTTGCAGCCACTCAGAGTAGTTGACCATGCCTTCACGGTCGCCCGTGGCTACGATCTTGGCGATCTGCTCCAGCTTGGCGAAGGTCTGGTCAGGGCTCATGCTGTCGACCGAGAACCGCAACACGAAGTCGAACTGCTCATCCTCCTCGCCCTTGCGGAACTCGACGGGGTCTACTTGCTTCAGGCCGACCACCCGGTAGTAGGTCTCCTCTTTGCCGAACTGCTTGAAGAGCTGCCAGCACTGGAGATAGACCTTGTTCCACCCGATGAGGAACTCGTCGGCCTCGTCCTGCGTCAGCAGGGGGGTGTAGGTCGGGTCGCTTGAATTGGTGGCAAACCCGAGATAGCCGTTGAAGTCGGACTTCAACTCCTTGTAGCTGGCCTCAGTACTGGGAGAGTAGGAGGGGGTGGTGCCGAAATGGTACTCACCGGGCCGACGTTCCGCGATACGCGCACCCGCACCCCACCGCAAGGGCGGACGCCCTTGGGGGTACATGAGTGGGGGCATGATCTGCATCGAGGCGTTGTCGATCAGCGAGTCCTTGTGGACCTTGATCTGCTGCTGCAACGGCTTGCCCGGTTCTGGAATGCCCCGGGAGTCGTGCAGTTTGCGGGACAGATGCTCCCGGCGGAAGATGGTGAAAGGGTACTGGCCATGGGCGTAGCCCAGCAGTCCCGTCTTGGCGTAGCCCTCATGGCTGCCGTCCGGACCCATCTTGGGGTTGAAGATGGTCAGGTAAATGCCCGCGTTGCCGTCCTCGTCGGACAGCCGTTGATAGGCGAACACCACTCCGATGAGGTTGGTGAACTGGCTGCTCTGGAAGGTGAACGAGCGACCCATCGGTTGGTTGTACTCGTTCTGGGTGTTGGTGATTAACTGCCCACGGCAGGTGGTGATCGCCGCCTCGACCCATGCCTCGTCCCAGCCGGAGGTATTGACGAAGCCCCGCAGCTGCTCGGCGGTGTAGTACTCCACGCGGAACATGGCCGAGCAGGTCTCCGGATCGGTAGACTCAGCCGGGATGAAAAGGTTCTGATTGAGGTTGAATGCCCGAATGACCGGTCGGGACTTCTTGCGTGAGACGGTAGGGACGGTGGTCGTCTGGGATTTGCGCAACTCGGCCAGCATCTTCTTCGCCTTGGCCCGGGAGCACTGGTACAGGCTGACAAAGATCTCGACCAGCTGGTCCTCACCCTCGGTGGAGTAGAGGACGGCAGTGAGGTCGGCCTCGGGGGACTGGGCCTGAAGTTGTTCCAGTGTGACGGTGGTGAGGATTCGCTCCTGACTCTCCTCCCAGAAAGTGCCGATGGCCCCAATACCCTGTTCTTGGACAAAGTTGGCCAGCAGCTTGACCTCCCGAGCGACTTCGGGGATCTGGGTCTGGACCATCCAGCGCATGAAATTGGCCACCGTCTTGGCCCGCTTGATGTCGTTGCCTTCGACCGGAGTGGCTGAAATGCCTGCCCGTCGAAACGCCATGCACAGCATGGCCACCTTCTTGATGATCGCTTCGTCAGTCAGGAAGACCTGAAGATCCGACGCCCCGTCCCATGGAGTGGGGTCGATCTTGGATCCCTCACGGGCGTGCTTCTTTCCATCGGCACTCTGACCGGACCACAGGGCGTAGCGGGTATTGAAATTCTCCTCACACTGGTCGAAGAAACCTTGCAGGTTGGCCAGCGTCGTATTGAACGTCTTGGACAAGAGCGCATGATCCGGCCCGTCGTTACCAGCGGGGGCGAGTTGCAGACCGGCATCGGCCTGACCATCAGTAGTGCCCGAATAAGAACTCATACGTTTTTAGCAGGTAGGTTGCAGGGCGGTCATAAGGCAAGTCTAATATACGCCCGTCCGGTTGCGATCCTCGGTGACGGGAGGGACATACTCGCACCCACCTTTGCGCAGGTAGCGAAGGCAGTCGACGAAGTCCTTGGTGTGCTCCTTGCCTCCCAGTTTGCCGGTGTACTCCTGCATGGCGTAGATGAAGTTCTCGCAACGGTCGGACACGTAGAGGCGGGGGGAGTTCAGGCTGTCGATGGGCTTCTTGGTATCATAGGCCAACAGGTTGGTGATAAGTTGGATGCCGTCCTCGATCTCACCCCGGTCTGACTCCGAGACCGCTGCGGGGGCTGGGATCATGCTGATGCCGCAGTCGTCCAAGTCCGAGATGATGGTGGTTGCTCCCCGGTCCTTGGTCTGGCGCTCGGCGGCTCCCATGCGTGGGTCGATGAACCGCTCAAAGATCTTCTCCGTCCCCTCGGCATCCTTGATGAGGCTGACGTAGCCCTTGATGTCCAAGCCGATCCCCTTCTGGGCCGGACCCTCCTTGTCCCCGGGGAGCGCCCAGTCGCCGTAGCTGACGTCGGGCCACTCCCGGTAGACCCACCACGTCCCGCGCACGTCGATGGCCACCCACAGCATGCACCAGTTCTTGGACCCGCCCAAGTCGATGGCCATGTAGCGGGTGATGGGGTAGGGGATCTCGCCTCCCTTGGCATTGAACTTGGGCTTCAGCCATGGGAGGTCGTCGTGAGAGACCACGTTGACGTCCCGGCTGAAGAGGGGGAAAGCTGAGCTGACCGACTTGGTCGGTACTCCGTAGGCGCGGGCGAGGATGACCTCCCGGCTCTCCGAGCCGTAGAGCTTCATGAACTCCGTAATATCTGTAAATGGGTTGTCCTCGGTCCAAGCGTAGTGGATGCAGCAGGATCCCACCGACAGGCTCTCCTGCATGACCGGCAGATTGGCCATGATCTTGGGGTGGTTGCAGAAGCGGGTCTTGAGGGTGCGGGTCTTGGCGAGGATCTTTTCGATGGTCTCGTTCCAACCGTCGACGACGGTGTAGGTCAGCAGCATCCGGCCATGGTAGGTGCCCAGTCGCCCCATGCGGATCGTCTCAAACAGGTCGTAGGGAATTTTTTCATCGGCCCAGACGAAGTGAGCCTTGATGCCTTCGATGATCTGGCTGTTCTGAGAGAACTGGGCGAAGTTGTAAAATTTTATGGAGCCGCCCCTCCGGTAGCCCTTGGAGGGTGGGAGGATGGCAATCGAGTCGGTGAAGCCGTTCTTCTGCGAGTATTGAAGGCTGTGATACGTACCCTTTTTCGTGGACACATTGCGCAGGTTCTCCGGCAGGGACTCGTAGACGAAGCGTTGCTGGTCGTCGATTGACCGTCGGTCGGAGATGTGAAAGCCGTAGACCTCGGCCTCGGGGATGGTCGAGGCAGCCCAGACCGTCATGCGTGCGCCGAGCGTGGTCTTCGAACTTTGGTTGCCCCCCAGAAGTACGTGGACGTTGTAGTGCGGCCAAGCGTCCATCACCTGATCCCAGACCGGGGGTGCCCAGCCCCAGCCCACGGGATTCTCCTGCATCTTGGCCTCGACCATCTTGCGATGGGAGACGTACTGCCGGAGTTCCGCATCGGACATCGCGGCCAGTTGCTCCGGTTTTAACGGTGGCACCCACGGTACGCCGAACCGGGGCTGGAACTTGTCGGCGTATTGAATGCTGGAGGCCATCGGGTTTAGCTGTTGACAATGTTGCAAAATGCAACATTGTCAAGTTCTTCAATGGCCAAGACCCCCAAACTGAGACAGGTACGGATCGCCAAGGATGTAGAACCCTTGATGCTTGCCGCCATGTTGGAGAGTTCCCGGTCTGCGCCCGCTGAAGTAAACCATGTCCTCCGTAAAACATATCTTGCCCGACGCCTCCGTCTACGACCGCGTTGAAGATCTGAAGCTGCCGTTCGACGGCCAGACTTTCCCCTCCGCGCTCTCGCCGGTCTTTGATGATCTCGTCGGGAAGTTGAAGGCCAAGGTGGTCATTGAGGTCGGCTCGCACAAAGGCGGATCGGCAGTGCGTTGGGCCGGGGCCATGGGGGCGGAGGGGAAACTCTACTGCGTCGACACTTGGCTGGAGTCTGCGGAGGCAGTCCTGAACAACTCCCAGACGTACACCATCCTCCGCCAGAACGGTCATCCCATGACCTACTGGCAGTTCCTGACGAACATGAAGTCCCGTGGCCTGCAAGACCGGGTGGTGCCCATCGTCAACACCTCTGCCGAAGGGGCCATCCTGCTGGGTGCTGCGGAGGTGGTGGCTGACATCATCTACGTCGACGCCTCGCACACTTTTCGGGCAGCCTATCAGGACATCTGCGACTACTGGCCGTTGCTGCGCAAGGGTGGGGTGATGCTGGTCGATGACCTGACAACCTATCCTGACGTGTACGCGGCCATGCTGCGGTTCGTATCCGAGCAAGGTCTGTGGAGCAGCTTTGAAGCTGTCGACAACAACACCTTCGGTCTGCTGACCAAGCCATGAATTGCCAGACGTTGCAGTTAATCGTGACCTACGCCGGGGACATCACCGAGCGAGTGATCGAAAGCGGTGTTTCAGACCCCTCCCAGATCCGGCTCAACGCCTCGGGCAACACTGAACAGGTGTGTGCTGGTCTCATCCATCCCCACATGGACCCCATGCTGGTCATTGAGATTATGGGGGAAGATCTTTTGAATGATGCCCGGAAAAACGGTGAGGTTCTTTCCCACCGCTGGGTCACCCACCAACATATCCAACCATGAGCCAAACCATCCAAGCCCGTTCGATCAAGATTCTCCCCAGTCAGACGCTGGATCTGCCGCTGCATTGCAAGCTGCTCGACGTCCATCTGGACATCCGCCACAACAACTGCCTCCTGTGGACCTTGGAGGACAAGGAGCGGACAACGGAGAAAGTGGACATCATTATGCTTACGGTGGATCAAACGCTCACTCCCGAGAACGCCCGGTATGTGGGCAACTTCAAGGGCAATGCCGGGGTGTGGCAGGTCTTCGCGTTGCGGGCTTCGGAGAAACTCTTCGCATGAACTCCCGTAAAGACTTCGTCAAATTGTCCACGGGTGACATCATCCCCGTCAGTCAACTCCACGGCGTGGTGATTGCGAAGAAGTGGCTCTGGCTGAAAATGCAGTGGTCGTTCCGCGTGACCATCACCATGGCCGCCGCGACTTACAGCATCGGGTTCTCCTCCCGAAAAGGGGCAGAAGATTTTTCGGATGAAGTTTTCCTCGCTTTGACCGCACCATGAAAAAACGTGTCCTCGTCTCCTGCTCCGCCAAAGGTGGAGTCCCTTACTACTGGTTCTCGTCCTACGATCAGATGATGCGGATGGACCATCCCGACTACTCGTTTGAGTTCGTGATGGAGTCGGGCAACTCGGCCATCAGCATTTCCCGCAACATCGCGGCAGCCTCGGCCATTGAGCAGGGCTACTGGAAGCTGGTCCAGATCGACAAGGACCAGTTCTGGAACCCGTCCCAGTTGGTGGCCTTGGTGTCCCGTGACGAGGACATTGTGGCTGCGCCCTACGTGAAGAAGAAGAGTGGGCCGGTCTCGTGGCTGATCGTGAAGACGCCCGGTGCCGAGGTCCGTGAGGACGGACTGCTCCAGTGCGACTTCGTCGGCACGGGCATGCTGTCCACCTCAGTGTCGGCCTTGCAGCACATGGTCGACTTCTTCCCCGAGCGCAGGTTCGACTACGAGGATGAGAGCGGGAAGACCAAGTCCATGACCGAGCTATTCCCCATTGGGCTGGTGGGTCCGAACACCCCGGAGGGGAAGCTGGCCCGGATGGCCTTGGCCGGTACTTTCCGCGAGATGCAGGACATCCTGCACACCGACATCGAGGGAGGAGGAGGGGCCAGACTGCTGGGCGAGGACTACGGCTTCTGCCATCTGGCCCGCAAGTCCGGACTCAAGCTGTGGTGCGACACCCGTCAAGTGGTGGGCCATGTGGGCGACGTCGTGTACCCGATCACCCCTGAAGCTCTCAGTTCTCCCGCTTCCATCCCGACCCACTCTCTCTGCCTCGACAGCTACTAAAACCCCCATGCCTAAACACACTCCAGAACAGCTTGCAGCAAAGAGGCGTTTGGCGAAACAGAAGTCCGCTGTTCGCACTGCCATGATCGAAGGGGATCTGGCCTTGGCCAAGTCCATCGCGGCCAAGGAGGGCTTTGACCTCCAAGACGCCCGACTGCCCCTGATCTACAACAACCCCTCGGAACCGTTCTTCGCGGCTCTGGATCTCGGGGAAGATGAGGCAGTGGCAGTGGCAGAGGTGGAGGTGGAGGTGGCAGAGGTGAAGGAGGTGGTGCTGGAGAACGGGTGGCCGGTGGAGTGCGAGGCCGAGGTCTGGGGTCTATGCACCAACGCCAGTCTGATCATCGTGAAGCTCGACGACGGGCGGAAGGTGTCCCTGCAAAAGACCCGGGGTCTCCCTTACCGCACCCGGGACCGGATAGCGGTCAAGCTGTCCAAGTCTTTGGGAGACCCCCTCTACGTCGAACTGCCAAGGGCTACGACTGCGTTCTAAATAACGTCGAGGTCGATGACCTTCTTCTCTCCTCTCAAAGAGGAGAGAAGCTCCTCCCGGCTCATGTCGCCGTAGTTGTTGATCTGGACGCTCAGGTTGCCCTGAGAGGGCTTGGAGTTCATGGCTGCCAGCTTGTCCACCGAGATGGCCAGTGTCATGTTGAGGTCGCTCAACTTCTGTCCGCCCTCGGCCAGTTTCTCCTGAATACGGTCTACGGCCATGTCGGCCAGAGAACGCAGACGTTCGGAGAACAGAGCCTGAAACTCTTCGGCAGATGCCCCTACCACTCGTTGGATCATGGCCCGATCATCCCCGGTAATGGGCTTACATGTCGAGCCTGTTCGTGGGACCGACTTACCAGCGATAGCCCGCTCGGCAAATTCGTCGATGACGGCATCCAGTTCGTAGGTTCTTTTCTGCGCCTTCCTTTGGGCAGAGAGGTTTGGGTTGCCCCCTTTAAGGCCGTTCAGTCGATTGATTTCGCTGCGGGTCATATGGGTGAGTCTTTGTCGGCCAGTAAGCGGGAGATCCGGTCGTCTTTCAACGCATTTCCCAGTTTGGCCAGTCGCTCGGATTCGGTGACCGCTGCCAAGGCTTTGGTCAGGGATTGGACTTGGGTGATGGCCTCTTGCAGTTTGGACTCGGTAATCTTGAATTGGGCCAGCTCTTCGCGCAGAACCTTGCAGCGTTCCCGGTAGCGGGCGGTCACCCCCTTCATCAGGGACAGTCGGATGATCTCGCGGTCTTTCGAGGCGAGCTTGCTGTGCAGTTCGTCGAAACGCTGCTGCCACTCGGCAACGGTCTTATCAAATTCTTCGTCGTTCATATATGGGTCTTGATGGCTTTGGCTCTGCGTTCCTTGATCAGGTGTGGTAGGCATAAAGTGCGATTGGGGGCTGCGGGCTGGCTGCATTGGCGGCAGATTCCCTGTTGTGACCGGCGAAGGGACCAGAGGAGCTTGGCCTCCAGTCGGGCCTGTGCGATAGCGGTGTGCTGGTGGCAGTGACGCCTGCCCTTGACGGCGCACTGGCCACAGATGACGCATAGGCCCATTGCGACCCTTTCCGCCCTCTTCAGGGCAGAAGCACGCCTCCGTTCCGCGCTTCGCGCAGAATGGATAGGGCACAGGGTCTGGCCGGGGATCACTGCTCCATTGCAGTGGGTGCAGAGGTTAAGGGCTTTGTGCTCCATTCTCCACTGAGCTTTCGATTTCGCCATGCGTTCACCAGATCGGGGGGCGTTGGCCGAGTCAAGAGTTTTCCCAATAAAAATGGGGGATCTCCCGCAAAACTCCGCCTATAATCAAGTATTATGCTTTTCGGGCTGTATATATATTTTTTATTATTATTTCTATAATTTATCTCGCGTGTAAAGTAAATCAAATAAAATAAAATACGGTAAACAATAAATCCCGTAATCTGGCGGAGTTTTCCGGCAGCTCCCCCATTCTACTTGGGAATATCTGACCGGCCCTGAACTGGGGGAAGACCTACTCCGAACTGGGGGAAGACCTACTCCGAACTGGGGGAAGACCTACTGTAAAATTCGATTTGGGGGTTCCAATGGATAATAAGAATTGCGCGAGCGCCCGCGCCTGACCCCCTCCCCCCCTCCCTGCTCCAGATCTGGTGCCTCGCTCCACCCGAATACCGGTCTCCCGCCGTGCCCCCACGGTCTCGTATCCGCTCCCCGCATACACGCAGCGCAACCCCATGCGGCACAAGCACTTCCGCAGACAGCTAGGACCGAACTTAACATAATCACCATTGTACGTTACCGGAGCGCAGACGAGTGCGGCGCAGGCACTTACGCAAACAGGCACCCGGCACCCGGCGACTGCGGCACCCGGCACCCGGCACCCGGCGGCACCCGGCTCCGGCGGCACCCGGCTCCGGCGGTCGACGGCGGAATCCGGCGACTAGGAAACGATTCCTGCTAGTTGAAACCCATTCTCAATAACTTACGTAAGTCGCTCCCAGATCAACTTCCCCACGTCCCCACGTCCCCACGTCCCCACGTCCCCACGTCACCCGTCACCCGTCGCCGGATCCCGTCGCCCCACGTCACCCATCACCCGTCACCCGTCACCCGTCGCCCCACTTGCGTAAGTCGCCCCACTGCCCCACGTCACCCGTCACCCGTCGCCCCACTGCCCCACCGCCCCACGTCACCCGTCACCCGTCACCCGTCACCCACCAGCCCACCAGCCCACCAGCCCACCAGCCCACTTCCTCACGTCACTCCACTGCCCGCCCCAACTGGTAACCGCGCCTCGAAATGTTCCACATGGAACAATTTCTAACTTCATGCACCGCATGCACTTACGTAAGTCACTTACGTAAGTTACTGCGGCACAGTAACTTAGCACCGGCGTTTCCTGCCCTTTTAAGCCCACTCTAATACGTTTTCTGTCCCTGCTCTGAAATCGCGCAAGTCGCTAGTCCATCAGCGACTTCCGCATTTATGACACGGCAACCCTCTACCCATACCGCCACCGACCCCCTCAGGCCCGCAAATCGAAAGGAAACGGCCTTAGAATCGATTTCACCTAAGTCGTTCTTTCGCAACACTTTGGTGAGATCGGACTCTCCACACTATATATAGGAAAAATCCCACGCCCCCAAAGCTTATGACACACAGAGATTACAGAATCTGTCACTTTGTTGTCGACACCTACCAATACCTGTTTCAGGGTGACGTCGTTGGTGACGGGGACGGTAGCAGAGGCGGGGGGCGCGGCCCTCCAAATCTCCCCCCTCGGCCCCGACCTGACGGCCCCGAAAACCGCGCTACGTCGCGGTGGGTGATGGTGGGCCAAGCGCAAAGGAGGTGACCGACTGCATGGGCTAACGCCCCTGCGACTGGTCTCGATCCCCCGCCCCGACCGTCTCGGTCGAAGTAGCTGCCCCCGGCAACCGCGTTCCAACCAACGCACCGGGGGACGTACAGGTCATCCCCCCGCCTGCTGCGCATCGCTCACCGAAACCACGATCCTGACCGACGTGGAGGACCAGTGAGCAGGAACACCAAGTGGGTGTTTCCTACAGTGACCACGCCCCGCGTGGACCCTGTTGGAAGCACCCACGCTTCACCCAACCAACCAAAAACATGTCTGCCGATCACATCGCCTCGCTCTGCGCTCGCTGCGATAGCGCCAGCGCCAACGCCTCCGCCTCCCTCGCCCAACTCGCAGCCCAGACCGGGCCACGCAACCGGGCCAAGTGGCGGCGCGAACATGTCCTCCGCGTCGGCCAGCTCGACCGCGCTGCCCTCGCCCTCGCCCTCGCCCTTTGGGTCCAGCCTCACGCCGAGGACCCGCTGCCCGCCTCCTACCGCCAGTACGCAACCACCATCCACGGCTATGCCGTCAAGCACCTCAACGTCCTCTAACATGTCCAAACTCATCCTCCCCCGGATCCACCTCGGTGGCACCGGCCCCACCACGCTCATCGCCGATTACTCCGCTGCCATCGCGGCGTTGCAGGAAGCCCTCCGCCTGCTCGGCGAGAGCTACCACGACCGCGACTACTACCTCCTCGGTCAGGATATCCACCGCGAGGCTCGTGGTCAGCACGTCGAACGCTGCGCCGCCATCGGCGGCGTGATCGCCGCCCTCCGAGCCATGCAAGACCACGCTGCCGACGAGCGCGACGCCCGCGACGGCATTGCCCGGGCGTGGCTCGACGCTGACGCCGACGACCACCACGCCCGCACCCGCCAACCCTAAGGACGAAACGCCCCCACCGGGCGTCTCGGCGTTTCGCGCCGACTGACGAGTCCAGCCGCCTCACCTGTTCCACCTGTTCCTCCCATGTCCTCCTCCTCCCGCCTCACCCAACTCCTCAACGCCAACCGCCGCGTCCTCCTCGTAGGTCCGCCCGGTTGTGCCAAAACCGCTCGCGTCGCCGCCGCCGCCCTCGACTGCAACCGCAAGCTCATCGTCTTCCGTTCCGCCCTCGCCGAGAGGGTGGACCTCGGTGGGTGCTACGTCCCCAACCAAGCCAAGGGCGTCACGGAATCGCTCCCGCTGCAACTCCTCTGGGACTTGCGGCACACCACCGTCCCCACCCTGCTCTTCCTCGACGACCTCGGGCAGGCCCCCGTCGACGTGCAGGCTGCAGCGATGGCCCTGTTTGACGACGGTGCCATCAGCAAGTCGGTCGTGATCTGGGGTGCCACCAATCGACCCGGCGACAAGGCCGGTGTGACCTCGCTCTGCGAGCCGCTGCGCTCGCGGTTCCACGTTGCATTTGCGATTGCAACGCCCCAGACCGAAAACAAGACCGACGGCCCGACCTACGTCGCCCCGTGGCGCGATGAGGTCGATGCGTGGGCCGCGTGGGCGAACGAGCAGGGCTTCGCCCCTGAGCTCGTCGCGTGGCACCGGTCCACGACCGGGCGTACGTTGTACGCTTGGAAGCCCGCCGCCGACCCGGCCACCCGCATGCCCGACTTCCGCAGCTGGGAAACGGTCGGTCACCTCTGGGAGGCGGGTCTCCGCGACTTCGACACGATCAGCGCCGCAATCGGCAAGGCTGCCGCCGCAGAGTTCCTCGCCTTCGCCGCCCTCGCCGACCAGCTGCCCACTCCACAACAGGTGTGGATGGACCCGCACGGTGCCACGGTGCCGACCGAACCGGCGGCGCAGTACCTGATCGCCTCCATGCTCGGTCGGGCGGCGGAGGCCAAGTTCGCGCCGCAGCTGGTCACGTACCTGTCCCGCCTGCCCCGCGTGATGGGTGCCTACTGCGCAAAGGACGCCTTCGCCCGCCTCGGTGCCAAACTCGTCGCCAACAAGGCATGGCAGGAGTGGTGGGTCGCCAACCAAGCCCTGTTCACTGCCTGATAGCTCACCGACCTACCACCCTGCCGCAGGGTGGTGGGTTGCCTTAGCTCTCAACTCAACTCAACCAACCAACAACAGGTATCACCATGAAACTCAGTTCCCGCGCAGTTATCGCAGTCCTCAACGTCGGTGCATGGCGCGTCGTCAAACGCCATGCCGCCGAGACCGCAGTCGAGAACGCTCGGCACGGTCTCACCAACGAAGCCCGCGTCGACGTCAAGATCTGCGCCCACCATGCCTTGGAATCCATCGCCGAGCTTCATTCTGAAGCTCGGCTTGAGCACTATCGGCTCACGCTCCCCTGCGCAGACAAGGGTTTGCGCCTCCTCCCTGCCGCCCGACAGTTCGAACACAGTGAGATCATGAAGGACTTCGCCGCCCGCATCCAGCAGCTGGTGACGACGTTCCTTGCGGACTACGACACCGTCCGCACCGACGCCCCGGCTCGGCTCAACGGCCTCTACGTCGCCGCCCATTGGCCAACGCACGAGGTGGTTGAGTCCAAGTTCTACTTCACCACCCGCTACCTCCCGGTGCCCGACGTCGGGCAGTGGGCCGAGTGGCTGGAAGAGGCGTCGGCCTGCGCCCAAGATGAACTGCGCGAGCGTCTCGCCGATGCCGTCGTCAAGGTCGCGCAGAAGTTGCGCGACCCCAAGGCAATCTTCCGCGACACCCTCGTGTCCAACCTGACCGAGATCCTCGCCCTCGTCCCCGACCTCAACCTCGCCGACGACCCGGTCATCGCCGACCTCGCTCGCCAAGCGGGTGACCTCGTCGAGCACGACGCCGACACCCTGCGCGATGACCCCATCGCTCGCGCTAACACGGCGTCCCGCGCCAATGAAATCTGCACCATGTTCTCCCTGTAAACCTGTTTTACCATGTCCACCACACCCATCGCTATCGACAAAGCCCGCTACTGGGCGCTCACCACTCCGCACGCTGCCTTCTACGGCAGCCTCGCCTCCAACTTGGTCGACGTCATGGACCCCTCGGTCCAGACCGCTGCGACCGACGGCAAGGTCATCCGCTGGAGTCCGGAGTTCGTCGCCTCCCTCACGCCGGAGGAGGTGCGCTTCGTGCTCCTGCACGAGACCCTCCACTGCGCCCACAACCACTTCGACCGCTTGCCCATTACCCCCGAGGGTAACGAGGCAGGCGACTACGCGATCAACGCCGTCCTCGAAAAGGTCGCCGGGATCACGATGCCCAAGGGTGGGCTGCGCGACACCAAGTACGACGGTCTCGCGGAGGAGGAAATCCTCGCCGCCCTCCGCCGCAAGCCGCAGCCCAAGCCGCAGGATGGCCAGCCCGGCCAGCCCGGCCAGCCCGACCCCAACGGCCAGCCCGACCAGCCCGACCCCAACGGCCAGCCCGACCCCGGTGGCTGCGGCGGGTTTGGCCCGCCTGCACCCTCTGCCCCGCCTGCCCCCGGCAAGGCCGCGCCGCAGACGATGGCGGAGAAATGGACGCAGGCCATCGTGCAGGCCGACATGGCCGCACGCAGCCTCGGCAAAGGCAATGCGCCCGCCGAGATGCAGCGCATCATCGACGCCGCGACCGCTGCGGCCAAGCTCAACTGGAAAGACGAGACCGCGGACTTCCTCAAGTCCAGCATCGCGACCCGCAACGATTGGACCCGCTCGGCCCGCCGGTTCGCGGGTGCTCCCGTGATCTATCCCCGCCGCCGGGTCGACTCGACCGGTCTCGTGGTGTTCGTCCGCGACACGTCGGGCAGCGTCGACGACAAGCTCACGGCGCAGTTCACGGCGCTCATCGCGCAGTGCTGCGGCGACCTGAACTGTGAGGCTCTGGTCATGGACTGCGACACGATCATCCACGCCGAGTATCGCCTCGCACCCGGCGAGGAAGCGCCCCTGCACGCCAAGGGCGGCGGAGGCACCGACTTCCGCGAGCCCTTCGCCCGCGTCGCGGAGCTGGTCGAGTCGGGCGAGAACGTCGCCGGTCTGGTCTACCTGACAGACCTCTGCGGTGACGAACCCGACACGGTCGACGTCTCGACCCTGTGGTTGTCCACGACCAAGTCGGTCGCCCGCACTGGTCACACGGTCCACGTCGACCTGTGACCCACCACCACCCTCCCTCGGGGGAGGGTGGCCCCTTTCATGACCACGATCAACGGCAACGGCATCGGCATCGGCTACGGCTACGGCAACGGCTACGGCAACGGCTACGGCGACGGCTACGGCGACGGCGACGGCAACGGCTACGGCGACGGCTACGGCGACGGCGACGGCGACGGCTCCGGCAACGGCTACGGCTACGGCTCCGGCTCCGGCTACGGCTACGGCTACGGCATCGGCATCGGCGACGGCTACGGCTGCGGCATCGGCGACGGCTACGGCTGCGGCGACGGCGTCTTCGCCCGACGCGCCGACGACCCATTGCAGGCACTCACCACCCTCTCATGACGACGATCAAAGGCGACGGCATCGGCTACGGCTCCGGCTACGGCTACAACAACGGCGACGGCTACGGCTACGGCTACGGCTCCGGCTACGGCTACGGCTACGGCATCGGCAACGGCGACGGCTACGGCGACGGCTCCGGCGACGGCTACGGCATCGGCGACGGCTACGGTGACGGCGACGGCGTCTTCGCCCGACGCGCCGACGACCCATTGCAGGCACTCACCACTCTCTCATGACGACGATCAAAGGCGACGGCTACGGCTACGGCTCCGGCTACGGCTACAACAACGGCGACGGCTACGGCTACGGCATCGGCTCCGGCTCCGGCTCCGGCTACGGCAACGGCAACGGCTACGGCTACGGCATCGGCATCGGCTACGGCAACGGCAACGGCTACGGCTACGGCATCGGCAACGGCTACGGCGACGGCGACGGCTACGGCTACGGCCATGGCTACGGCTACGGCGACGGCTACGGCTCCGGCTACGGCAACGGCTCCGGCTCCGGCTCCGGCTCCGGCAACGGCGACGGCTCCGGCAACGGCAACGGCCAAGGCACCGGAGTCTTCGCCCGACGCGCCGACGACCCATTGCAGGCGCTCACCACCCTTTCATGACCACGATCAAAGACAAAGGCGACGGCTACGGCTACGGCAACGGCTCCGGCTCCGGCAACGGCAACGGCTACGGCTCCGGCTCCGGCTCCGGCTCCGGCTCCGGCTCCGGCTCCGGCTCCGGCAACGGCGACGGCGACGGCTACGGCTACGGCCATGGCTACGGCTACGGCGACGGCGACGGCAACGGCTACGATGACGGCGACGGCGACGGCTCCGGCTACGGCTACGGCTACGGCAACGGCGTCTTCGTCCGACGCGCCGACGACCCATTGCAGGCACTCACCCAACTTTCCTGTCAGTAACAAACAACAACAACCAAAAACAGATATCACCATGAGCAACATCATCACCCCCGGCTGGCACATCGTCGTCGTCGACAGCGGCTTCGTCTTCTGCGGCGACTGCATCCACAACGAGGATACCCTCGTCATCACCAACGTCAAACAACTCCGCCAGTGGGGCACGACCCGTGGCCTCGGCGAGTTGGTCAACGGACCCACGACCAAGACCGTCATCGACCCGATCCCGTCGGTCATCGTGCCCCGCGCCCGCGTGATCTTCACGATCCCCGTGAACGACAAGAAATGGAGCAAGGCATGATCACCACGTACTGGGTCACCCCCACGAAAGGGAACCTTGGTAGCGGCACCTTGCGCAAGCAGCGGGGGGTACCGCCACATCGTGTCCCGACCGGTGCTGATCTGGGACGACTCCACCACGCCCCCCACGCTGCTGCGCCAACAGCAGCCGTGGAAGGCCGTGAGTGCTGGCGCACCCATGCACCCCTTCTTCCTCCACCGCGACAAACTTTATCGCGTGCCGTCTATCACTGAACCCTGCATCGCCGAACTCGTCTTCGATCATCAACCGTAACCACCATGTCCATCTACATCACTCCCGAAATTCAGAAAGCCCTCACCGACCTCGGCTGGCCCGAAGTTCCCGATGCCCGTCTCAGCACTTACGTTCACCACCGCTCCACCAGCGAGCCTTCGATCTACGTGCGAGCGGTCAAACGTCGTGGCTATGGGCACCCAACCAGTCCCACCAAGTTCGTCGTGGGCTGCGACTACAAAGACGCTATCGGCGTCGACGCGATCAAACCCCACACCGTCAACATCGAAGCGACCAAGTGGGTGCAGTCGCTGTTCCGCTGGCACACCACCGCGACGTTCAAGCTGGTCGAGATCCGCGCCAAGCATGCCGAGCGCGACCGTGAGACGAAGCGCAAGAACTCTCGCCGCGAAGCTCACGCCGAGGAACTCAAGGCGATTACCGGCGACACCGGCTGCCTTGTGGCCGGTGGCGTAGCCGACGACGGCAGCTATACCAGTATCCGGTTAAACCTGACACTGATCAACAAGCTCAATGAGCGACTCGCTTACCAGCCGATTGCCGCTGCGGCGAAACGTGGAGGGGAGTTGATCACGCTCCTCAAGGAGCACGGCTTCCTGACGTGAGATAGTTCAAGGCAGGTATTGTAGGCATTGACACGAACGCGAGTTCGTGATCGTGGTGCCACCCTGCAATGACTCCCTCTCAACTTGCCGCCGCCCTTGGACGATTGTCCAAAGGCAAAAAGAAAACCCTGTCGAAGGCCGAGATCGCCCGACGGACCAAGCGATTGGCCGAAGCGCGGAAGTTGAGGTGGTCCAAATGAGCGCCCGCTACTTCAGCGGACTCGCCAGCCACCTCGGACAGGTCCACGAGTTGCCCCACCAGACCTTCGCAGAGCTGGTCGAGGCAACCGTGGCCAAGCCGGTGCAGCTGGCACTCACTCGGCCCCAGATGTTCGCCCTGCCCGACAAGGCGCAGAACGAAGCCAAGCGCACTGCCTATCTGGTGCCAGCGGTCTTCAAGACCAACCCCTCACCCCGCCAGACTGACGCGGCAACACACTGCAACCTGTTATTCGTCGACATCGACGACGGAGCAGAGACGCAACGCATCCTCAACGTCGGACCCGCCACCCTGTTGGGGGATCTCGCCGCCGTGGTGTGGCACACTGCCCGCTCGACCCCCGACAAGCCCCGCCTCCGCGTCATGGTCTCAACCGAGAATCTGCCGGTCACCCAGTACGCCCGGGCAGTGACCGCACTGGCGGGACTGCTCGGCATGAGTTCAGTCACCCACGAATCCAAGGTTGCCGTCCAACCCATGTATGTCCCGGTTCAATACGCGGGAGATGCGACCACCCCGCTGGTCTATGACAACCCGGATGGCACCAGCTTCGACCACGCCACCCTTGCGGCACTCGACAATCTGCGCTCGGCCAATCCCCCCGCGCCGGAGGATGCCGACTTGGGCGACATCGAATACCTCCGTGCCCCGGTCGAGGATATCACGACCGAGGAGATCACCGAAGCACTGACCAAGCTTGACGCCTCCTGCTCCATGCAGGCGTGGGTCGAGGTTGGCATGGGTCTCAAGCACCAGTTCGGACCCGCCGGTCTCGCCCTGTGGGACCAGTGGTCTGCCACCTCCGACAAATACCCGGGCCGGGAGGAGTTGCAGAAACGCTGGGACTCCTTCGCCGCTTCGCCCGCAGGGCGCGTCCCCATCACCATCCGCAGCATCATCCACGCTGCCACCGAGAACGGCTGGGACAACCGAGCCCTTGCCTCCCGCCTCTTTGAGACCACCCGGGAATGGATCAGGTCCGACCAACGCTCCTCCGAGGAACTGCTCGACCAAGGGGGCAAGCGCATAGCCAAACTGGATACGATGATCGGAGCCTTGGAGCGCAAGGTTCTCCTCTCCGATCTCCACTCTGCGACCAAGGCCCGTGGGCTGCGTGGACCCACGGTGCAAGACCTGTCGCGTGAGGTGCAGCGATTGACCCAGACCGCCACCCGTGCCGCCAGCAGTGCCCCACCTTGGACGGTCGGCATCGCTTTCCTCACTGCCCCCAACCTGTTTTACCGTTACCTCGACCGTCGCAAAATGCGGGGCGAGGTGGTCGACCTCATCTACCGCAGCCCCGACCCGACCCAGATGACCCGGCAATACCTCGTCCACGACGTGGGCATCCCCGTGGTGGAGAATCTGCGTTACGCACCCTCCGAGAGGAAACGTCTGTTCTCCTCTGGTGGCGTGCCGTATCTCAATACCTACTTCCCCTCCTTCGCCCCGCCCGATGCCAGTCAGTCGGTCTTGGCAGGCACACACTGGGAGGAGCATGCGATTAACCTTATGGGTGCAGACTATTGGGTCACCCTCACCGACTGGCTGGCTTACCAAGTGCAGCACCCCGGCAAGAAGATCCGCTGGGCACCCGTCATCCAGTCTGCGGTAGGCGGGGGCAAAGGGCTGGTTGCCCACGTCGCGACCCTTGTCTTGGGCAGCCCCAACGTGCAACGGCTCGCAGCCGAACATGTCTTGGAAGGCAGCCACAACGGCTGGGCTGCCAACTTTCAACTCACCGTCTTGGACGAAGTCCGCATCATCGGAGCCAACCAGCACCGGGTCATGGACAAGCTCAAGCCCTGCATCTCGGACGACTCCATCTCAGTGCGTCAGATCTATGAGCCGGTGATGACGACGCCTAACGTCACCAACTACATCTTGTTCACCAACTATCACGACTCGCTCGCAGTCCATGACGAGGACCGTCGCTACTTCGTCGTCAACAGTCCTCTCAAGGACCGGCAGGCGATCCTTCGCTTGGGTTCCGACTACTTCGACCGCATGTACTCCACCTTCGCAGCCAACGCAGGCGGACTGCGGCACTTCTTTGAGAACTGGAAGATCTCCCCCACGTTCAAGCCCGAGGGTCGGGCACCCATCACTCCGTTCCTCGGTGCCCTCGCCAAGCAGACGGCTTCGCCTCTGTCCCGTGCCGTGAGCGAGGCATTGGAGGATGAACCCACCCCACTGGTGCGCCGTGACCTCGTGTCCCTGACGGAACTACGGCAATCCCTCCCCTCGCACCGACTGCCAGCCTTCACCGATCAAGGTTTGTCCGGCATCCTGAGGGACAAGGGCTTCACCGATCTCGGTCGGCATCCCCTGAACGGCGAACGGCACTCGCTCTGGACGACGAGAGACGAGCCATTGGCTGTCACCCTTGGCCACGCGCAGGCGCGACTCGATCTTTTCTGAGATTGCGGCTTGACGCATCAACGATAACTGTTTTAGTCCCCAACAACCCAACCACCTCATGAAAAAACAACCCTACTGCCGGTTCCCCATCGCTGTTCAGCCCCACCTCAAACTCGGAGCTTCGACCATCCTCATCTCCATCGCCATCGGCGTGGCGTTGGGGATCGGCTTCGTGCTCATCCTCACGTCCCTATCATGAACACGGTCATCGTCATCGTGGCACTGCTGGCAGTGCTTGTCCTCCCGGCCCGCATCGTGAGAGCGATGCGCCATGACTACTTCGCCCGGGGCTACGGCATGAGCCCATGCAAGCGGGCCATGCTCGCCCTCCGCAATATCTTTTCCCTGTAAGTACAACCATAAACCAGTATACCTATGTCACTAGAAACTGAAATCGCCAGCCTCACCCTTGCGGTGCAGGCTTTGACCAAAGCTCTCGCCTCCCAGCAGACCGCGCCCGTCGAGGCTACGCAGGAAGCCCCCGCCCCCGCCCCCGAGCCGGTCAAGGCCAAGCCCGCCAAGGTCGCCAAGCCCGCCAAGGTCGAAGCCCCGGCCCCTGAGCCCATCGTCGAGCCCACGCCCGAGCCCGTCGCTGCCGCCGAGCCTGCCCCGGCCAAGAAGTACACCGTGCAGGACATCCGCACCCTCGCCCAACAAGCCTTGGACGACGGCAAGCTGGCCGGAGTCGTGGCGATCAACAAGGAGTTCGGCCTGAAGAAGATCTCCGAAGCGACCGAGGACAAGTTCGCCGACATCATCGCCCGCCTGACCACCCTCGTCCATGGGTAAGATCGACATCGGAGCCTCCTCGGCTCATCGGTGGACAGTCTGCACCGCATCGCCGCAGTTCATCCTCGACCACGAGGATGACCTCCCGTCTGACCGGTCCAGTTACGCCGACGAGGGCACTCTCGCCCATGCCGTAGCTGCCAACATCCTGCTCAACCAGCCTATTCCAACTGGGCTGTCGGACGAACTTGTCGGCTACGTCAACGGCTACGTTGCTCACGTCCAATCGCACGGTGGCAAGCTGGCGGTGGAGACCAAGCTGCCGCTGTTCTACATGCCAGACCGCAACGGCATTGTCGATGCGGCAAGTTCGACGCCTGACGCCATCTACATCGACGACCTCAAGTATGGGGTCGGGGTGTCGGTGGACGCACAGGACAACGAACAGCTGGCCATCTACGGCGAGTCAATCATCCGCCAGTGGGAGCAGGCGATCACGTTCAAGCCCGACCACCGCATCCACCTCACCATCTACCAACCCCGTGACCGCAACAACCCAGAACCTGTTCGCACATGGGTGCTGACTCGTCGTGAGTTGGCGGAGTTGGCTGGCTGGATCGAGGGCAAGGCGGAGGAAGTCATGTCAGGCAAGGGGGTGTTCAAGGTATCGGACAAGGGGTGCCGGTTCTGCAAGGCCAAGGGGCTTTGCTCTGCCTACGCAAACCAAGGTCTGGTCGCACTGCCCGAGGCTGCCCGCGTGATCGAACTGCCGGATGCGAGTACGCTCCCCCGCTCCGAGCGGGTCAAAGTCTTGGCTGCCAAGAAAGTTCTCATCGACTGGCTGGAAGCAGTCGAGGACCAAGAGGTATCTGAACTGATGGCTGGCGCAGACCCGCAGGGGTTCAAGCTGGTCAGCGGGAAGAGCAACCGTGTGTGGTCGGATCCCGACTCCGCTCAGAAGCTGCTCTCCCTGCACCTCAATTTAGACGTAACGAGGCCGAGAGCAGACCTCATTTCGCCCCACAAGGCGGAACAAGCTCTCAAAAACAAAGAGTTGTCGAAGCGTTTCCAGACGCGCCTTCACTCGCTCATCACAAAGCCGGAGGGGAGACCCACGTTGGTCGCCGAAAGCGACCCACGACCGGCACTACTGCTAGAAACCACGTTCGACAACCTCGACGTAATATAACCATGGATACTAATACTAATGTCAAGCTCACCAACGTGAGGCTTTCGTTCCCGTCCCTGTTCTCCGCCCGCAAGTTCGCGCCGACCGATGCCAAGGGATCGTTCTCCGCTGCGCTGATCCTCGACAAGAAGGTCAACGCCAAAGACATCGCCGCCGTCAAGGCTGCCATCGCTTCGGTCGTCGCGACCGACTTCAAGGGCAAGGCTCCCAGCAAGACCTGTCTGCGCGACGGCGCGGAGAAGTCTGACACCGACGGCTACGGCGACGGGGTCATGTTCATCTCCGCCCGCAGTGACAAGCGCCCACAGGTTGTGGGTCGTGACCTCACGCCCCTCACCGAGGAAGACGGCAAGCCCTACGCGGGCTGCTACATCAACGCCACCATCCAGATCTGGGGACAGGACAACCAGTATGGGAAGCGCATCAACGCCAAGCTGCGGTGTGTGCAGTTCTACAAGGACGGGGAGACGTTCGGCGAGGCCCCGATCAACATCGAGCAGGAGTTCAGCGTCATCACTGACGACGACGTCCTTTGATCAACATGAGCACCAACCCGATCCAGCGGGCCAGTGCCTTGGCCAAAATGTTAGACTCCGATCCCGTTGTGGCAGCCCAGATCAAGGAGCACATTCCGGTCATCCGACTGCTGCAACTTCTTGAGATCACCGAGGAAGATCTCGTGAAGGCGATGCAGCTGGCAGCACCAGAAAACGAGCAGGACAGTTAGACCCTCAAGCCCCGTGTGGAAACACACGGGGCACAATTTTCCCATGAAAGTATGCCTAGATTTCGAGACCCGTAGCCGTGCAGATCTCACCTCCGTGGGTGCCCACCGCTACGGTTGCGATCCATCCACCGAGGTGTTCATGGCCGCAGTCTCCGACCTTGAAGACGAGTACGCCCCGGTCTACCTGTGGATCAACCCCAAGTTCGCAGACGCTGGCGTCACGTCGGACATCGAGGCCCTGCCGTTTGTCCGGGCTGCGACCGAGGTCCATGCCCACAACGCCCCCTTTGAGCAGGCGATTTGCAGTGGTACGGGAATGCTGCCCGAGATCGGCCTCAACAAATGGCGTTGCACCGCAGCCATGGCCCGCATTGCCGCGCTGCCTGACTCGCTGGAGAAATGCGGCGAGGCTCTCGATATCTCCAACAAGAAGGACAAGCTGGGCAAAGACCTCATCAAGTTTTTCTCGCTGCCGCAGGAAGACGGAACCTTCAATGAACCCCGCGAGCACCGGCGGGAGTGGGCACAGTTCTGCGAGTACTGCCGCCAAGACGTGCGGGCAGAGAAGGAGATTCATAATCGCCTGAAAACCCGTTTCAGTTTGGTTGGAGCCAATCTGGACACGTTCCAATTCACGCTCCGTCTCAACGACACGGGGGTGCCGGTCAATATGACTGCCCTGCGCAACGCCCAGAGCATTCTCACCGAGGTGGAGACCGAGGCTGGGGCAGAGTTCTTCCAGTTGACCAAGCTCAACATCACCCAGCGGGCCAAGATCCTTGCACTGTTGCAGGCTGGCGGATTGCAGATCGACGACATGCAGGGCGACACGTTGCAGACAGCTCTTGCCGAGCAATTCATGACCCCCGCCATCCGCCGGGTGCTGGAACTGTACTGCCAGTTGTCATACGCTGCGACCAAGAAGATCACGTCCATGTTGAACTGGGCCTGCCCCGACGACCGACTCCATGGAGTGTTCAAGTTCTACGGCGCGGGCACGGGTCGCTGGACTGCTGGCGGACCACAGGTGCAGAACGCGAAGAAGCCTTCCAAGGAGATGCGCCCCATCGTGGCTGATGCCTTTGCCTATGTCGCCAAGGGAGGCACGGCAGAGGGTCTGCGGGCAGTCTATGGAGAACCCATTGAGGTGCTCTCCTCCTGCATCCGGCAGTTCATCCAATCACCTGACGGTCAGTTGTTGGATGGAGACTACAACGCCATCGAGGCACGCATCGCCTGCTGGGTAGCCGGTGAGACTGTGGCCTTGGACGAGTATCGCCGTGGTGTGGACCGCTACCGGACCATGGCGGCAGAGATCTACTCGGTCCGCGTCACCGACGTCACCAAGGACCAGCGGGAGGTGGGCAAGCGGGCGATCCTCGGGCTGGGTTACGGCATGGGGTCGGAGAAATTCCGGAGTTCCTGCCGGGATCTTTACGGCATCATCCTTAGCGACCAACTGGCTGAAGACGCCAAGCATGCTTTCCGGAACACCCATCCTAAGATGGTCTCCTGTTGGAAAGCTTTGGACCGGGCCATACGCTATGCGGTGGGAGGCAGGTCAACCTTCACTGCGGGGGATGGGGACATGATCTCCATCTGGAAGGAAGAGGCTGCCGGAATCCCCTATCTCTTTGTCCGCCTGCCCTCGGGTCGCCGCTTGGCCTATCCCCATCCCAAGGTGGAAGACGACCCGAAGTTCGGCACCCAATTCACCTACTGGGGGGCGCTCCCCGGCTCGACCCAATGGGGCAGAGTGAAACTTTATGGGGCAAAGCTGTTTGAAAATATCTGCCAAGCCATTGCCGCAGACATCATGTCCCATGGAGCGAGAGTGGCCGAGTCGAGGTGGATGCTGCCGTTCGCCCTGATCCACGATCAGGCGCTGGCTGTCGCGCTCCCCAACCAGAACCCGTCAGATTTCTCCACTGCCCTCGCCTCCTCGCCTTCATGGGCGGAAGGTTTGCCACTCAAGGTCGAGGCCCATTTCGCACCCTATTATTCCAAATGAAAATACCCACCAAATATCAGATTTTTGAGGACACTGTGGAAATCTTGGACAAAGACGTCGAACGTCTGTCCTCCTGCATCGGAGGATGGAACCGGCTGCATGAACTGTTCATGCTGGGCGGCGTCAACGAGCCCGATCTCAAACGTCTTGTCGTCATGGAGCTAATGGGCAAGCAGCGCAAACCCCTGCTCGCCCGCCTGCTGGGTCGGCTGGCCAAGCTGGATCGCCAACGCTACACCCGGCGCATTGATCAGGTCATCAACCTGTGATGACCGAAGCCCAACTGGAACGCAAGGTGGTGGAGTTCTGCCATGAGTATAAGCTCCTCACCTACAAGTTCTCCTCCCCCGCCCACCGAGGAGTGCCTGACCGCGTCATCCTTTACCACGGTCGCGCCCTCTTCCTTGAACTGAAACGCCCCGGCAAGAAGCCCACCAAGCTGCAAGAGCGGGAACTGGGGCAGCTGCGGGCCTCGGGTTGCGCCGCCGACTGGGCCGACAACTTGGAGACTGCCCGTAATATCATCCTCAAATTCGCCGTCTCCACATGATCTTAAAACTTGAGCCCTACCAAGTCCAACTACGCGACTTCCTATTGTCCCATGATCGTGCCTACACCAACGTGGGATTGGGATTGGGCAAGACGGCATCCACGTTGGATGCACTCAACCACCTGTTCATGGATGGTGCCATCAGTTCTGCGCTGGTGGTGGCTCCGCTTCGCGTGGCTCGGATGACTTGGCCCAACGAGATCCGCAAGTGGGGTCAGTTCCAGTGGATGAAGTCCGAGATCCTTGCAGGCAAGCCCCCCTCTGGGAAAGCCCAGATCTACCTCATCAACTACGAACGGCTGGCGCAGTTAAAGTCTCTGGACTTCTGCGACGTGGTCATCTTCGACGAGATCACCAAGGCCAAGAACCCCAACAGTCTTCGCATCAAGGCCATCCGCCCCTTGTTCAAGCATCATCGTCGTTGGGGTCTGACGGGGACACCTCGCCCCAACTCCCTGCTGGAGTTGTTCGCCCAAGTGCGGCTGATCGACGACGGCGTGAGACTGGGCCGAACGTTCAGTGGATACCGGGATGGCTACTTTTTCCCGACCGACTACATGCGCTACAACTGGGAGCCCAAGGCAGGGTCAGAGGCTAGGGTCTACGCCAAGCTGTCCGACATCACCATCACACTCCGCAGCAGCGACCACCTCAACGTGCCAGACACCATCTTAGAGGACGTCGAGGTATGCCTCCCACCCAAGGCCCGAAAGGCTTATGACACTTTGGAGAAAGAGTTCCTCATCGTCCTCCGCAAAGAGGTGATCGCCCGCAACGCTGCCACCCTCGCAGGCAAGCTGCACCAGATCGCGGGGGGCAACATCTACAACGAGGCAGGCGAGCCGGAAGAACTGCACGACGCCAAGCTTGTCGCCCTGAAGGCGCTGATCAAACGCGCCCCCACCGAAAGAGTGTTGGTTGCTTGCCAGTACATCCACGAACGGGAGCGGGTCTGCAAAGCCTTCCCGCAAGCGGTTAATGCGGCCAAGTTCAAGGGCGACATCGAGCAGACGTGGAACTCGGGATCAATCCCCATGCTTGTGGCCGATCCCCGGTCACTGGGCCACGGTCTCAACCTGCAACAGGGCGGCAGGACAATCATCTGGTACAGTCCGACGTGGAGCCGGGAACTCTACGATCAGTTCAACGCCCGCGTGGCCCGCAAAGGCCAAGCCACTCAGCCCCTCCTCTATCGCATCATCGCCACCGACACCATTGACGAGGCCATCGTCGCCACCCTCCGCGAACGAGGGGACGCCCAGCATGAGATGTCCCGCGTCATGGCCAATTACCTTAACCTGAACCCATGAATAAATCCATCCCCCAACACCTCTACGGCTTGGTCGACCAAGGCATCTTGCGCGGTTCGATCAAGGAGACCGGAGAACATGAACGCTGCGTGATGTTTGGCGTGACCTCTATCCCCTCACGCGCCCTCCACTTCTCGATCCTTTGCGAATCCGGTGCGCAGTGGGCGCGGATACCGCTGCACAAGCTACGGCATGAGAAGCCCACCTCCGGGCAAGTTCACGACCTCCCCCAACTGCAATCGTGGGACTGTCACGGCTGGGACTTTTGCGTGACCCAGTACGAGTATCTGCGAGAGATGAACTGCCAGTACAAGACTCGCGACGGAGTCATGATCCCGGCCAAGTACTGGTTCACTTTGGACCACACCGATAACGGCTACAGTCAGTATCCGCCAGAGCACAAATGTTACCACGTCCTGTTGCTGGATGATGGCTCAGGCCAGATCGCCGCTCAACCCAACAACCGAATCTTGTGGCGTGACGACAGTTTTGTACGCCCCAACCCTGCACAGATTTCAGAATACCGAGTGATGCCCGCAAAAACGTGGCACGCAGAAGTGGGCCGCAATGCGGACCTAACAAAGATAACCCAAGAAACATGAATACACCAATCACAGTTTGCCCAAACTTCGCTCGCAAGCTGGAGCGCGAACTCGCCGCACTCTCCGCCGAGCGCGACCAACTCCGCGCCCTTCTGGTTTACGCCGATCAGATTTTAGACGACATCGACACCTGCTCGGATGCTCACAAGCCAATGTATTCAAGTTACTCACAAAACGTGTTTAAGTTGTGCATAAAGGGTAGAGATTCTCGCCGCGCTGCCATCGCCGACAGCGAGGCTCGTGCGTGCGACCAACTCCGCGCCGAGGTGAAATTGTTGAGCGAGTGGCAACAAGGCGTTATCGAAAACGCGAGAGCGCACCACGCAGAACGCAAAGATGCCAACGCCCGCGCCGAACGCGCCGAGGCGGAGCTTGCTGACCATAAGACCGCTCTGGAAATCGCCAACCGTTCCGCCGACGAGCAAATGCGCTACAAGCGCGAAGCCGAGGCCGAACTCGCCACCGAGCGGGCGCGGTTGGATGCCGTGGTAGCTAACTGCTGGGCGGTTCATTCGGAGGGCGGGAGTTCGTTCTCGGTATTTAGCAACGTATGCGGCGACTACATCGCGACGGCACAGACCTACCGCGCTGCCATCGACGCGGCGATGAAGGAGGAAACCAAATGAGCACACCGACACCACGGACGGACGCCGCTTGGGCGGCATCGTTTTCACCGGAAAAACCCGGCTTTAATATGCGCGACCTCGCCAGCACGCTGGAGCGCGAACTTGCGGACCAAGCTGCACGATTTCACGACGAGCTTGCTCGCAGGCAGGAAACGGTGAGAGCAAACAACAAGTTAAACAAAAAGGAACTCGATCAACTCCGCGCCGAGGTGGAGCGGTTGAAGACCGCCCTTTCAAAGTCCTGCGACGACGAGCGCGAAATGTCCATCAGTGAAGGACCGGCGCACGGCGTCTGCGGATTGGCCGTAGAACTGATGACCCGCGCCGAACGCGCCGAGGCCGAGGTGGCGAGACTCAAGGCGGACGGAGCTGCAAGTGCGTTCATTGATATGGCTTGCCGTGCATCGCACGCCGAGGCTGAACTCGCCACCGAGCGGGCGCGGCTGGATTGGCTCGAAACGCCATCAGGCATGGATTGGCAGTGGGAACCGGAGCGGCTGACGGTGAGTCGCGCAAGTATTGACGCGGCTATGAAGGAGGATGCGAAATGAACACACCCACCGAGGCGCA